CTTTAGTTTTTAAAACTGTTCTAATTTTTTTTTAAAATTGGATTTTTTTTACTTTAGTTTTTAAAACTGTTCTAATTTTTTTTTAAAATTGGATTTTTTTTACTTTAGTTTTTAAAACTGTTCTAATTTTTTTTTAAAATTGGATTTTTTTTACTTTAGTTTTTAAAACTGTTCTAAATTTATTTTAAAATTGGATCTTTTTTACTTTAGTTTTTAAAACTGTTCTAATTTTATTTTAAAATTGGATCTTTTTTACTTTAGTTTTTAAAACTGTTCTAATTTTATTTTAAAATTAATATATATTTAGAATAAATTGTATTAAAAACAATATAATATAATAATATAAATGGAAGTTAAAGATACTTATATTAAAATAACAGATCAGGCTATATTAGCCTTCTACAGAGAGAATACAAATCTTGATTTTGTTGCGATGAATCACATATTTATTGATATTCTAAAAAGTTTATCATCAAATCTATCTAATACCATAAATAGTACTATCAATTCTAAAGTTCTTTCTATGGTAACAGATATACATACTAATTTTAAATCAGATATTATTATTAAGTTAGGTGAATCCAAAAAGGAATACATAGAAGATATTAAAACAATTCTTCAAAACAATAGTTTAACTACTAATGAAAAAATTAGTTCACTTATAGAGAGAAATAATGATAATCTTCTAGCAAAAACTACTTTAATTGTTAATGATGTTATTCCAAAAAGTCAAGATAAAAATTATCTTCAAATAGAAAATTGTATCAAGACTTTTTGTTCTTCTATTACGCAAGATACGAGTAAGCTTTTGGAATTAAATAATAAAGATGATTCACGAACGGATTCTATTATTAAGGATATAGAAACTCAATTTACTAAAATGATTTCTACAATTCAACAACCTATTTTTACCTTTATACAATCAAGTGAAGAGAGAACAAACTCCGGAATTCAAAATGTTAAAGATAATTTGATTACACAACAGTCAGTTAATCAAAAATTAACAAGTGAACTTAATGATTTTTTAAATAAGTATAAAAATAATTCCAGTACAAAAGGAAATGTGTCAGAAGCAGAATTATATTATATATTACAATCACTTATGCCTTCTGATGAAATTATTAAGGTAAATTCAGATACAGCTACATGTGATATAAAAATTAATAGAATGGATAAAAATAAACCATCTATTTTATTTGAAAATAAAGATTATGGACGTTCTGTTACAAGTGATGAAGTTAAAAAATTTGAAAGAGATCTTCAAACACAAAAATTACACGGCATTTTTATCTCTCAAAAAAGTCCTATAACATATAAAAATAATTTTCAAATTGATATTATTAATGGATTAATTCATATTTATATTCCTAATGCTGAATATGATACTAATAAAATTAAAATTTCGATTGATATTATTGATAATCTGGCTTTAAAATTAAAACTTATAGAAAATTCGAATGATGATGATTATTCTATTAATAAAGAAGATATGGAAGATATTATTGAAGAATATAGAAATTTCGCATCACAAAAAATACAAATGATTGATACAATTAAAGTAGTAACTAAACAGCTAATAGATAAAATGGAAGATATTCAACTACCAAAACTTAAAAAATTATTTATGAAATTAGGTAATATTGAAAATGATAATGATTTTAAATGTACATTTTGTAATTCTTGGTCTGGAAGAAACAAAGCAAGCTTAGCAGCACATATCAGAAATTGTAAATTTAATCCAAAAAATAAAGAAAATATTATTTTAACAAATTTTGAAGAAAATAATGAAGAATCATCTGCACCTATTCAAAATATTGTTGTACAAACATCTCTTTGTGAATTATCTAGTCAATCAGTTGATAAACTAAAAAAATCTAAAAAAGCAAAATAATAATCTTATAAATTTAATATATATTTTAATCATATATATATATATGATTCATACACGTAAAAATAATAAACATAAAAATAATAAAACACAAAAAAAATCATTAACCATAAAACCTTATAGCGGTGATAATATAATAGTATTTAAGCCCAATAGAAAAGCTATCGAATTTGCGAATCAAGATATTCATAAATATTTATTTAGGGATAAAGTTAATGTTGATAATGCTTTAGAACAACATAAAAATTTCAAAAAAATATTAAAACAACAAGGACAAAAATATATTGATATTTTTGATTATATGCCAAAAAATACACCATATGAATATTTTGCTAACTTATTATTTACAAGAGATCCATTTATTAAAACCCCAAAAGGCATTATATTAGGAAATATGAGAGAATCTGTAAGAAAACATGATACTGAAATGATTGAAACAATCATGAAAAAATTCAAACAACCAATTATATACAAGTGTAAACAAGACGAATTTTTAGAGGGCGGGGATTTTTTAATTAATTGTAATACTGCTTTTATTGGAACCGGGGCTCGTACAAGCATAAACACAGCTAAAAAATTACTTAAATTAAACTTATATGGCACTAAACGTGTAGTTATTATATATCCTGAACACCCAGACAAAAGTATGTATCGCATTCATTTGGATTGTATTTTTTCACCTTTCGGTTGTAAACAGTGTGTTATATGGGATGATTTAACTCATACTAATTCTATACATAAACGATTGGCCATTGAATATACCCTTCAAGCTAATGGAACTTATAAAAAAACAAGTAAATCCAAAAATTTATTTGAATATTTAAAAGATAATCATTATAATATAATAAAGGTTTCTACTGAAAGCCAACATAATTATGGCACTAATATTTTAGAATTAAATAATGGCAATATTCTTGTTCAAGACAAAGAAACATACAAAAAAATTGAAGGTTCTATTTTTGTTCCTTTTCATGAAATACATAAAATGTATGGTGGATTACATTGTGCTACAAATTCATTTTTTAGTTAATCTTTTATAAATATATTAAATACTTATTAATATATTTATATATGTCTTATGTTTACTTACTCGTTTCTAGTGATAACGCTACATATGTAGGAGCTACAGTTGATCTTGATCGTCGGCTTAGACAACATAATAAAGAAATTAAAGGAGGCGCCCATGCTACCAGTGCCAAAGTCTTAAAAGGAGAAACTTGGGTTAGAGCTTGTCACGTTTCAGGATTCCCTGATTGGCCAGCAGCTCTTCAATTTGAATGGAGGTGGAAGCACATCTCTCGTAAATTACCATCTAAAATGTTTCCATTAGAGAGAAGAATGATAGCTCTCAAACAATTGTTAGCTTTGGAAAGATCAACCTCAAAAGCAATTGCGTACACTGAATGGCCTAGCCCACCACAAGTTCATATTGAAACCGAAGAAGCTCAAAAATATTATGATCTTAATCTTTCATATAAATAAAATAAGGCGTCAAGTAAATACTCATAATTAAAAACACAATATTAGTATCATAACTTGATTGGTTTAATAAAGCACTCATTATAACAGCCATAATTACTAGAACACTATCTCCTAATAAAGCACCAGTACCTGCTTCTTTTGAATAACCTTTGAAAAAATCTAACATATCATTTGAGCCTTTAGGAACAATAGTAAAAAATATGTAAAATAGAAAGTCAAAGATTATTTGAATGAATACACATATACTAGCAAATGCTGTAAGACCAATATTTAAACCACTTTTATAAACTAGATATCTCCCTAATAATATATATAAAACACCAATCAATATATCTGCAATCATAGCAGACAATCTATATTTTTTATACCATCCTTCTAAAGATTTGATTTTGACATAAATTTTTGAGAAAGTAATAAAAATGATAAATAAATCAGCATAAATATTAGCTGTTATTATAGGTATGTATTCAAATTTATTATTATAATTAATAGTAGGTTTCAAATTTGTAGTTTTTTCAATCAAAAAAGTAAGTAAAAATAATAATCCAACAATTAATAATCCACTCATATATAATTTAAACGAATATAAAAATATTTTTTATTCGTTTGAAATGTTAAAAGGTGTAAATCTCTATATTTTAAAAGTATTATTTTATTTTGTAATTTTTTTTAATATTCCTTTCATCTCTCTTATTTCATCTTCTTGTTTTTGTATAATATTCTTGGCTATTTTTGATACATTATAATTATCTGTTTTTTCCAAAATTTTATTACTTGTTAATAATGCCATTGAATGATGCTCTATCATTTCTTCCAAATATTGCTTATCTGTTATATATTTTTGTGTTCTATATAAATATATAAACAAACCTAATAAGATGCCAATAAATACATAATATTTCATACTAAATACCCCATAGTGATGATCATGCATCATTATTTCTATTCCCATCATATATAAACCCATTATAATTGATAAATAAACCTTACCTAAACTATTTGTAATATTTTCCATTTTATTTGTCATTATTGTACTCATTAAAAAAAATTGAACTATAAAACTTCCAATAAACATTACTACCAATGTATGTGAAATTCGCATTTATATTAACTTATTATTAAAACTATTTTTTACTTTTCCTTTTTACTTTTTTATATTTTTTACTTTTTACTTTTTTATATTTTTTACTTTTTACTTTTACTTTTAATTTTTTATTATGTTTACCTCCTAATGCTCCTAATAAAAATGGAGTAGCAACTAAACCAGTAGCTATTATTCCCATTGGAATTCCATATTTTATCATATTAGGCGTACCTTTATTTTCTTTATTTTCATTACTTTCATTACTTTCATTATTTTCTATTTCATTATTATCTATTTTATTTTCTATTTCATCTTCATCATCTGGTTTACACTTTTCAATATCATAATTTAATATAAACTTTGTAAATTTATATGTATTTTTTTTTAGATCAATTAAAAGACTAAAATCTAAATTTCCACATGTATTTTCAGGATTTAAATCTTCATTATAACTAATTATTAATAATGATTTAAAATTAAAAATAATAGATTGTTCATTTTGCGTTAAATTTATTAATATATTTTTAGTTGCTTTAGTTTCAGCTGATATTTCTGGCTCTATTTTTTGTCGGGTCATTAAAGATATTGTTTGTGTAATAAAATTAAATAAATTTTGACACATAAGTATCCCAATTTTATTAACTAAATCAAAATCAATAATGGTAAATTTCGATAAAACGTTCATTATTTTTATAATGAATTTATCTGTTATTAGTATATTATTACCATAATCATTCTCAGGAATAACTAATAATTCATTATTTATTTTTACTTCTGCTCGTGAAACATCTTTTCCAATTTGATACTTGAAGCTTGAAATATTCATTATTCCGTTTTGAAACCATGAAAAACTCTGTAAATATAAACTATAAGCAAGTAATTTATTTAAACTCATATTTGGATTCTTTTTTATTGTAATATTTATATTTGCTATTTTTTCTTTTTTTTTTAAAATATCATCAACTATAAAAAAATCACCAAAATCAACTTCATGTTCATTTTCCTTCTTTTTTCTCTCTTTTTCAATAACAAAATCCTTAAACCCATCATTAATATAATTTAATATATCTGACATAGGTAATAATTCAGTTCCATAATAATCATTATTATACGTTGTCATAATCGCATTATTTTTACTAGGAGTATTTGTTTTTCTCGTTTTATTTCTAACAGGAGGTCTTGGTTGATTTGCGTTGTTTCTATTAGGAATATTAATTTTTATTGTTTTATGTCTCATATATTACTTTACTAAAAAATTTATTTTAATTTTTCTTATCAATTGTAATTGTTTTGGCTATTTTTGATATTATTTTATCCGCCTTTTCATCGTCATTATCTCCTGAACCTCCCATGGCTTCTATCACAATGTGATTATATTGATCACTTTTTTTGGACTCACTATAAATACAGTCTGGATATTTTTTCCTCCATTCTGGAAGAGCGCATATATTTTTATGCGCAATAGACTTGATTGCCTTTTTTAATTTATTATTATTATCATCTTCCTTTGCCCATACGTTGGCGTCTTTCACAAACAATGATGACCTTTTTAAATCATTACAATGGACTGGCCTCATATTCTCATCTAAGGCATTTAGATTCTTAATAATTAGCTTAGACATTCCATTAACAAACCCTAGCTCTCCTATGCTTTCAATATCAGATAATGAGATCTTAATAGAATCGACAAAATCCATAATATTCATTGCGTCCTTACACGTTTCGTTTAAAAATACTTGGAGATTAAAGGTTTTGTTATTTGAATTATTATTATTCGAATTATTAATATTAGTTGTATTATTATTTTTTGATATTTCTAACATTTGTTTTTGTAATTCATAATTTTGCTTATTTTGCTCTATTAATAAATCCTTGAATTCTTGATTTTGTTGTATAATATTTATGATTAGTTCTGATGTTATAATATGTTCATTATTTTCAATATTTTCCTCTATTTTGTTATTTTCATTTTCTGAAATACATTTTTTTTTGTGCCTCCATAATCCTGAAGAATCTTTATATGTTTTATTACATTTTTCACAAATAAGCTCTGAGCAGGATTTGAGCAGGTTTTTATTGCTAATCATTGATTTTTGGTGTTTACTAGTGAGAACATGTTCATCATAACTACTTTTTTTAGATGTTCCATAGTCACAAAAATTACAAAAAAAACGAGGGCAGGATTTGAGCAGGTTTTTATTGCTAATCATTGCTTAATATACAAATATATAATATTCCTAAATACTTTTTTAATTAAATATTTGAAAATTATGCTAACAAAATAAAACATTTTTTTACAGTCGCAAGACGCTAATTTTCAATTATGCAGCAAATTCAGTGTTTTTCCAAAAGTCTTAAGGACCTTTTCAAAAATGGACATTTATAAATGTCCAAAATCGATTTCCCTTTTTACTTTCCCAGACATTTTTTAGTATTTTAGAATATATATTGCCAAAGTAACTTAAAGAGTTTAGAGAAGTGCGTTAAATTATTAATAATATTTAATTATTTAGAATAAAAAATAATATATGTATTTAATATATGCTACAACTAAAACAACTACAAGATATAAAAGAAAATGATCAAGTGCGTAAACAAAGACGTGCTAACCAAATTAAACAAAATGGTATAATCAAACATAAAATAGCAATGATTCAACAAAATAATAACAACATGATAAATAAAATGATTGAACTTAAAAATAAAATGCCAGTAGAACAACCCAATAATACGATTGATTCATCCCTATTTCATCAATTTGCTCAAGTTGTAAATAACATGAATAAAATGCCAGTAGAACAACCTAAAAGTATGGTAGATTCATCCCCATTTCATCAATTTGCTCAAGTTGTAAATAATATGAATAAAATGCCAGTAGAACAATCTAAAAGTATGGAAGATTCATCCCCATTTCATCAATTTGCTCAAGTTGTAAATAGACAATTTAATTAAATAATAATATATAATTTTATTTTACAAGTTATATATTATTTAATAACATTAGTATTATCATTTAAGTAATAATATGATTAGTTATATAAGAAATAAAGTTATGTATTTAATAATATATAAATTTATTTTTATTTTTATTTTTTTGGATTATACGATATTAGGTTTATTATTGTGTAGGATAAACAGCCATTTTTCCTTGGGCATTTACAACTATGGCTAAAAATCTGGTAATACTTGTTCCTGTAGCAAGGGCAAAAGAGACTGATTCTGATACTGAGCCGGAAGTAGCTGTGGAAACTGGTATTGCTTGTTTAAATGATTCATCTCCAGCAGTATATTTATCTGTTACAACCAAGCACGCAATATTTGTTAGCTTAGCACCATTTGGCTGTATAGTAAAATTGATCTTTTGCTTATTAGCATCAACCACAGCAGTCACTATTGTTGGGGTTCCAAATGGCATTAATGATGGTGATGTAACAGGATCACTTGAATACGTTACAGAGTTAATTGATGCTACACGGACGATTTTAACTACATAAGAATTACCATTGGTTAACAGTATATCTATAGAGTTTTTAGTGCCTGAAAAAACATTTGAGGTACTAGTTGCGACAGGAGTAACATCATCATTTACATAAAAATCATATCTTACAAAATTATACCCATCAACAGAAGCTCCTGCAGCATCATATGGAGCAAACCATTTTACAGTAATCTTTCCATTATCAGGAATAAAATCTACGGCAGTAGGAGGTAATGGTTTAACATTTACATTTACGTCTACTGATCTAACAGCGCTTTCAACATATGCCAAGATTTCCGAATTATATACTTTAGCCTTTATTTCAACTTTATATGTTGTACCATTAGTAAGTCCGGTAAACGTATAAGTTACGGCATTAGTTGACACTGGTGTAGGTGTAAATAATGTTTTCACACTACCTACCATATAGCTTACTACAATATCATACATCACAGTCCCAGTATTACCATTTGTTTCAGCACTAGTTAAAGCTAACCAATTAACAGTCATTGATTTATCAGCACCTGAAGCATTAAGACCTTTAACTGCTTCTGGAGCCTTATAAGTTGTAGTCGTTTTCGCATTAGTAAAAGGACTGTATCCTGTATATTGAGCACTCCAATATTGCTTAGCCATAACCTTGTATGTATACGATATAGCTGGTTGTACAGTATTATCTGTGTATGTTGCCTGAGTAATATTATCAGCGATTTGAGCATCATCTCTGAAAACAACATATTTAATAGACTCTGAAGCACCTAGTAGAGCAGCTGATGCTGTCCAATTTAATACAACAGCGGTCCCCGTGTTCTGTGGCACCACCGTAAAATTTGTTGGAGCTAAAGGTGATGAATATGGTGTGCCAGATACTGAGACAGCAATACCTCTTTGATAAGCGGACCCAACATATCCTACAGGAGTAACAGAAACTGAATATAATTTTGAATTATCCAAACCAGTGATCAACACCTTTTCACTCGTAATTTCATCTGCGTCTTGATTACCATCAACACTAACTTTATATTTCATAGTTGTATATCCGCCGAAATCAGAAGGAGGATCCCAAAATAATTCTAATGATTCCTCTTTAGGATAAACTACCAAGTTTAGAACAGCTGTTGGTGGTTTATAAGGAATACGTAAATTTTGGCCTTCTACACCATTTACAAAAGAAGTGCCATTCTTAGTAACAGCTCTAACAATTAATTTATGCTCTTGTCCATATGCTAAAAGTCCTCCATTTTGTACAGGATTTGTAACAAAAACCCTGTTTTTGTTTAAAGAAACCCATTGTACATTTTCTGGGGAAAGATTGGCACTAAGCATAAATTTATACTCGTACTTTTCAAGTGGTAAATTATATAAATTTGGTTCAGCCCAAGAATAAGATAGTTTATTATCGCCATCCATCTCCACAAGAACCGATGGAGCATCAGCAGGTTTGAATGGGACACAAGGGACAGATTCTGGGTCGCTATTATATGTATTACCATTTACCGTGAAATAGGCAACTACATTAAATGTGTAAGATGTGCCATTTACTAAATATTGAGTTAATACATCAAAAAGATCGTTTGTTGTCTCAATTACAGTTGAAATTACTGGTGCGATATATCCTGGTTGTCCGAAAGTACCTACTGCTGGGCTAGATACATAAGTATAAGTTACTCTGTAAGATAATGGTGTTGGAGAACCACCGTTAGTAGCAGGCATAACCCAATCTAATCTTACCTGTTGATTACTTCCCACCGCTAAAAGCCCTGTTACTTTTGCAGGTTTACTATAAGGAGTAGCATTTATTTCACTAGCAACAGACATAGAATCTGGAGTAGTATTATTTAACGCATATGCTTTGAAAGAATATTGTGTTCCATTTGCAAGACCCGTAATAGTATAAACCCAGATACCTGAAGGATCTATAATATAACTGGTTACCGCTGTTTCCGTAGTACCTTGAAGTCTGTTCAAAATATAACTAGATACAGGTTTTCCATTTTGGTTATCAGGTCTAGATAACCTTATTGTTATTGTTCCATTTAATGCTAAAACAGACGATATAGGAGCATCTGGTGCGCCGTATGGAGTGGCAGTTTGTTCTTTTTCTTCACTATACCTATTAGCAGTTGGATTATATACGCGAATTTTAAAGCTATAAATTGAACCATTATCTAAATTTTCATATTTGTAGCTTAATATGTCTCTCAAGGGTACTACGGCTGTCTGTTGTTCAACGGTCACCTCGGCATCGTACGCACCAGAACCTAATTTTTTGCTAATTTTATATACGCTATTTGGTGCCATAATTGTTGGTTTTACCCAGCTTAATTCAACAGCTCTATTTAACGCGGTCGCGTTAAAAGCGTCTACATTTAAAGGTCTAGCAATTGGTGTCGCAACTTTAGTACCAGAAAAATCACTGAGTCCATTTGCGTTTTTAGCTCTTACAGCAACTTCATATATTGTATCATTTTGAAGTCCATCGAGAAATATGGTACTACCAGCAGCAAATGATCTAATTTGATTATTAAAGAAAACGTCATATAAACTGATGTCGGCGAATCCGTTAGATACGGCTTTTTGGGGAGAATAATTATTAATCGTTATTCTTATAGCAGAATCAGTTCCTTCAAGGCTTATTTCTGGTTGTTGAGGTACACTTTGAGGTGTATTTTTTACTGGGTTAGTCATATACCTTTTAGCACCATCATATACAAATAAGATAACACTATATTCTATACCATTTACCACATTATTAATTATTGCTCCCTTGAGCGTACGCAAAGCGTTATTATCCAATGAAATTGATCGATAACCACTTGGAGCGCCCGCAGCTTCGCTTTTTGTTTCATCATTAACAATCAATTCACCAGAAAGAACAGCATCAGCAGCAATAGGAGGAGAAGTAGGAGCAGTAGCTAAATCCCAAGATGCGAATAATCTATTTGCACCAGCATCAACCTTCAAACCAAAGTTATGTTGAGTAGGAGTAGTCATTATGTAATTAATAAATATTTTATTTTTTTAAAATATTTATATTTTTTTTTCCTAAATATTTTTTTTTATAATTATTTTTACGCAATTAATATTTTAATATTCGCTAAATATTTTTCACATGTTTATTTCGTGTTTATTTCGTGTTTTTTCGTGTTTTTTCGTGTTTTTTCGTGTTTTTCATGTTTTTTGTATTTTTTAAGCTAATTAAAATAAATTTTTTAATATCGTTTTTTTGAGAATATATCATATCAACTATATTTTGAAAATAAGACCTGAACTTTGGACGCATCTTTATAATATCATCAACACAAACCCACTTAATTTCTTCTTTTTCAAATATTTTTGATTTTTTAATTATTTTTGAGTCTAAACGTTTTTGTAAAAATTGTTGATTATTATTATAATAAAATGGTAATTTTTCATCATATTCCATTGGAAATATATGCATCCTATAAGTACTAAATTTTGAATTTTGATCTTTATAATCAATATTATATGTTCCATATTTTTTTAACATTTTTTTAAGAGCATTATCGTCTCCTAAAAAACCTGTTAATTCTTCCCCACCTTCTCTTATAGCTGTTTCAAAAAAAGATTCCGTGTTATCAGTTCCTCCACCAAAATCTGAAAATCCCGCAGCTGAATCCTCATACTTATTTTCTTTACCAAATAAAAAATATAATTTATTATTATGAATTGTAGTTGGTAATATGCCTGCACCCATATATTATTATTATATATTTAATAATAATATAATTTTTTATCTTCTCTTAAAATATCCAAAACCGTAAGAAGGCAATGAATACAATAAAACTAATTATTCCTTCATGAATTCCTTCATAATTATTATTATTATCTACAATTAATTCTTGACTATTATTATATCCAAATTCTGACATATTAGAAATACAAGTAATATTTCTATATCATTATTAATATTTAATATCAATATAATAAAATATTATCTGATATTTTCTCTCCTCCCGTTTCAGAAGGTTCAATATTTAAAGTAAAATCGGTTGATTCTGTTAAAATATTACTTATATTTAATACTTGTAAATTGCTATTATTACTATTATTATTATTATTATTACTATCATTATAAGAAGAAACAAAATCCGAAATTAATTTATTCCACTCTTCAAGAATAGGCTTGTATTGAGAGAATTTAATACTTGTTGGATAATAAATATCTATTAAAACCATTTTTGATTGATCCATTTTTGTTTGAATACTTTTAAATAATTTTTTATATGAGTTAAAGATCAGCTCTAAAACCTTTGTATTTTTTGTGTCTACATCATTATTAACATAATTATTCAAGATATCATTTCCACCAACAGAGAGAAAGACGATAGTATTTTTGTTGTTTAATTCACTTGGTATAGAATCTAGTTGACTATAAATATCTACAATGGTTGAATCATCTTTAGCATAGCAATATGAGTTACCATTAGTTTTTTCATTTAAAATATCGTCAATACCTTTACCATTTTTAACAAATGAATTATTTTTAATTATACTGTCACCTAATAACACATATTTTTTTTCACTATTATAAATATTACTATAACTATTACTATTACTATTACTATTACTATTACTATTACTATTACTACTATCACTATAAATATTACTAAAATGTTCTTTTAAAACATAATATTTATAATAATGCGTAAATGATGAAACGCTGATAATAACAAAGCATAATATAAAAATATATAAATAAAAATTCTTCATATATTTTACTTTTTATAATAAATTTAAAAAAATAATTCATATTATAATTTATGTTAGTTCATAACTAACTTTATTTGAATATTGTGTTACCGGAAAATAATTATTATTAACTACTTGAATATCATAGTATGTTTGTGTTAAATTAATAAATGGTACTACAAATGAAAGATTAAAAGAACTATAAAATATTACTGGAATATTTGTTATATTTCCAAATGTAACTGTAGAATTTCCAGTTGTATTCGCTTTACTAAAATTATATCCTGATATGTAAACTACTGTATAAGCACCTAATACTGATTTGGTTTGTGACAAGGCATAAATTATAGGTGTTGTGTCTGGATACATATATTTATATTTTCTAGCGTTAACTGTGGAAGGTGTTTTAATTTTAGTTGGCATATAATATATATTTAAATAAAAAAATAAAAAAGGGGTTTCCCCCAATTTTATTAATAAAATTAACAAGTTAAACATTAAATTAATTAAATATTCTTACCTTACAATTCTTGACACGTTACAATTCTTGACACGTTACAATTCTTGACACGTTACAATTCTTGACACGTTACAATTCTTGACACGTTACAATTCTTGACACGTTACAATTCTTGACACGTTACAATTCTTGACACGTTACAATTCTTGACACCTTACAATTCTTGACACCTTACAATTCTTGACACCTATAAACAAATATTAGTATAAATTTAAGATATTTTAATTTTTATTTTGATTTTTATTTTTATTTTGATTTTGATTTTGATTTTGATTTTGATTTTGTATAATCTATTTTCCTAAGCATTTCCACAAAAGTTGTTGCTGATTTTGGCTCGTTTGCTGTTTTCTGGACTATTTCCTCTGTTGATCTCATCATTTAAGCCTTTTAGAGCTGCCTTTTCAGAAATCCCTAGGCTTTTTGAGACTGCCGGTAACATGTCTCCAATATCCATTGAGAAGCTTCCTGATAAGTCAAAATTCCTGGATAAGACAGGATTGTTTGCTGCTGCCGAAACAATGTTTAGAGGTCTCAAGAAGAAGCACTCATCTTCGCAATATAGCGGTACTGAATCTGACTCTGATTCCGACGATGAAGCAGATACTAGATCTGGCATAGAACTTTCATCTTCTTGGTTTTCACTTTTTTCATCACAGAAAACAACATTCTGAATCTGTTTGATCTGAGCTGTTTGATCTTCTAGACTTTTCATTAGAAAGTCAATTTGCTTGCTTTGACGATCAATGATTGCTTGTTGATTAGAAATCTCTTTCGCCTGATCTTCAACTTTTACAAAAAGCTCATCAGTGTATGCGGCTAACTGATGAGTATTGACTTTTGACCTTGAAAGCGGAGTCTTGGCAGGAAGTACTATCCAAAATTCAGACTTTGAAATCGTGATTTTTGTTTGTTTTCCCCCGTACATTTGACCATACCAAACTCCTCTTACGTTCCACTCAATCAAGCGAGCAAAAACACTGTAGAATTTAATCTCTTTGGTCTCAGGATCTTTCGTAGCAACAAAATCCGCATAAGCAATAATTCCCACACCTAAAGCTCTGAATGTGTGCTTGATATCATCTTCCGAGTATCTTGCGTCAATTCTCGGAATATAAATGTCAAGATTTGTTAATCCATTATTAGGATTGAAGGCTACCGATTTTACTCTGGCATCCTGAGTATTGAATTTCTCAATAGACATAATAGAGTTCATTTTCGTAATATGATTTTCTTTTGTAAGACTTTGTATAATTTGTGCTATTAATTAAAATAATAAAAAGCATTTCAATTTTTTTTATTTTATATATAAAAATGATTTTACTAATTTTTTATTTATTTTTTATTTATTTTTTATTTATTTTTTATTTATTTTTTATTTATTTTTTAAATAGGGCCGTTATCATCTTTTTTAAATCTTAATTTTCCAATTATTTTTTGTTCAGCCATGTAATAAATAAATCCTCCAAATAATACTCCTACCATAGCACCCGCAAGTACTTGTAATACAGTATGTTCTTTAAATAAGACTCGTTGAATCATTGTTATTAAACCAATAAATAAATAAACAATAATTATTGTTTTTTTATCTTTTAAAGCCAAATAAACAAATATAATTGAGAAAAATATGGATTGAGTGTGTCCTGAAGGCATACCAAAAATATCGTGCGGATATCCATTAACAAATTTAAATCTATTACTGTGTTTTAATGCTATATTAAATAATTTAGGATCTTCATTTGGTCTTGGCTCTTTGATTAATCCTTTTAGAATAAAATTTAATATAGCATCTAAAAAAAAACCATATATATAATAATAAAACATAGTCTTTTTATTCCATAATAATAATAATGAATAAAAGAAAAGCACTATAGGGCCTGAATTTCCAAAATTATATATAAACTGTTGAGTTAAATTTTCAATCATATATATAAGTAAAGAGAGAAAATTAATACTGATATAAACAATCGCAAATTAAAGTTACACACCAATCAGCACCATTCATATTTAAAACATTTCCCTTATCATTTAATAATCTGACTCGCATTCTATCAACATTTACTGGTCCAAAATAAGTTCTTATATTATCTTGTAGAGATCCACTAAATTCAATTATTAATGAACCTGTACTTAATCCTGTTGGTTTAATAGGTATCATTGCTAAAATATCAGTACTAGTAGGAGCTTTTGCTCTATAATTTGTGTTATTATTTCTATTTCTATTAATTTCATTAATTGTATAAAGTTGAGAATTTGTCAGCGTTCTTGGAGCACTTGGTAACATAATTTGGGTTTTAGTATATTCACTATTAATTCCATCATTAGGTGATGCGACCTGACATGTATATGGTAAATCAGGCGAATAATAAGAAGGCATTTTTAAAACATTTGAATATTCTGTGATTGAAACCAGACCATTATTTACATGATTTTGATTATAATCATCAATAACTAGTATTAGATATTTTGTACCATTTAGGTCGACAATACCTACACCTGTATTTCCACTTGGGTCTACATTAATAGTCGGAGATCTAAAACCCATAAGCCAACCTAAAGTTTGATTCAAATAAAATGATTTATTGACACAATTTGTTTCACATTGAAGCTTGGCTGTATAATCAAAAAATGTTATGATCGTTTCACTATTAATCGGAAATCCTGGTACATAAGGATTAGTTGATCCAGGATAAGATCCTCCATCTAAATACAAAGTTAATTTACCATTATTTTCATTATAAACTACAATTACTTGTTCAGGAGTAACTCCTCCGAAAAAAAGGTTGTTTAAAATAGTATTTAAGGTCGCTGTAAATTGTTCTGGTGTATAGTTTCCTGGTGGAACTGTAACGGGTACATTATACACAACTCCATCTACAGTTGCGGTTATCCAAAAGCACGTATTACCATAAGGAATATCAATAACATACCAACAATAAGGGATTTGATATGAATACACTCGCATACTTAAAACATTTGTTAAAGGATCTGATAAATCTAATGTATAATCAGTTGAAGAACTTTCGGCACCATTTCCAAATTGTCTAAACTGACTATCTAAATTAACAAATCTACTAATAGTATTCTTTAAATTAGGATTTAATGAATCTTGTGCTACATCAAGGTTAAAATTATTATTTACTCCTAGTTGTTCACGATTCATTGGAACATGTGAATTTCCATAAACATCAATTTTTTGTTTTCGTTGGGTTACTTTGTCTGATTGTGTTTTATCATCTTCTTGCGGAAGTGCTTCATTTTCATACCAATTAGTTTGTTGTTTTTCACCTTCGGGATATTTCGCATCTTCTGCTGGTTCTTCATCATCGTCTTCTTCATCGTTTATAGATGTAAATCCTTCAACAAAAGAAGCCGCTTTATTTTTTGGATCAACCAAATTAGTAGAATACTGTAGAAGCTGACTACGAATTTCCATAAAAAAAGTGGATAATGTAGGGTTTGAAGTTTTAAATTTATTAATATATTTATTAGTTTGTTTGACTATTTCATTTGGTTTCAAGTCTTGAAGCTCTACTATAGCCATTAATTCTGACAGAGAGTAATTTGAAACTTTAACATCAATATTTTCTGACATATAATTTATATTAAGATTGTTTTTAACTAAAAATGATTTAAAATATTAATACCTTTAGCATTAAAATAGTAGAGGTATTACCAAATTATATTTTTATACAGTTTTTGTGTTTAAACAAACCTTATTAGTATGTATTAAAGGATAAAAAATAACACCCCATGAACGTTCTATATAGTGTCCTGTTTCTGGATTTGAATGATTATTTACTGTATTTAATAATATTTGATAACGCTCTATGGGGTGCTGTATAATATCTTTTTTATCAATTGAAAAAATTCCCCAAAGAGTAACCCAATGTGCTTGTATATTTCCAAAAAAATAATTGTACCAATTACCATACGGTCTAATTCTTGATTTTTTTAATTTTTTTTCATTATTTAACAATAAATTATTTTTATTTGATGTTTTATAATTATCTAATTTAAAAGTATTAAAACTTTCTTTAATACTTTGATGATAACTGCCGACAAAATATGCGTTTTCATAATTATGTTGAATTATTTTATTTAGTATTAATATTGCTTTATTTTTTTTATAAATCATATCAAGAGAACCAGGAAAAAAAACTGTTATGTTAGCTAAATTATCATAATTTGTAACTATATGAAATAAATAAGTATGATCACATTTACCTACATTTTCAATTTTTATATGTTTTTTTACATATTTTTGTTCATAATTTTCATTATTACCTTTATTATAAACAATGTATTGAAAATTATTAAAAGGAGATTCTAATGTCCATTTTAAATCCTCATTAAATCTTGATACTATAATATCAATATTATTCATTACTATATATTATTATTTTTTTTATTTATTTTCATCTTCTTCTATATTTTCTGTATTGAAATTATTTATAAATATTTCTTTAATTATTGATTTTATATCTAATTTTTCACACCTTTCATTTTTTAAAAGTTTATCTGTAATAGTTGTTATTCCTGATCCACGTTTTAAATGTGTTTTGCCTTTGAACAATATGTTATCTAATATTTCTACCAGCTTGCTATTGTATCGAATTAATTCTTCACGATTAATACGATATTTACCTTTAAAAACATATCTATTAAAATTACAATCTTGATAAACTTTAAAATACTTGTCATGTTGAATTGTATTTTTAATTAGGCCTATTCCCTCTATTTGATTTAATTCATTATTCATTTCAACAATGAATACTAGTGAATCGGATTTTATTTTAGGAGACATTCGTTGAGGAGAACAATAAATACAAGCATTATTAGTTTTTATACGATATTCAAAATTTTCAGCTAAGGTTGAATTGTTAAAACGAGTCGACGCTATTGTAAACATTTATTTTATTTATAATTTATTATTTATTATTTATACAAATGATTACTTTTAAAATCAATTTTATTTATATTATATAAAATATATAATATAAATGATTAATGATAATGAAAATATAAAAAAAATAGACCTAAACTATTTAGAAAAAATAAATGAAAACTCGTCACTTATTTTTTTTGGAGATTGGACTAAAAATATCAAAGAATTAAAAAAACAATTTAAAGAAGCAAAACCTTTTGAACACATTGTTATAAATAATTTTTTAGAAGATACATATGCTGAAACACTTTATAAATTATTTCCTCAAGATTATTCTATGTGGCATAAATATGATAACCCGCTTGAGGTTAAAAGCACTTTTGATAATATTGAATTATTGCCTGAAGAATTAAAAAATTATTTTTATTATTTATCATCAAATGAAATAATTAATGTAATTAGTGAAATAACTGACATAAAAATGCTAGAATATGATGAATATTTACATGGCGCAGGGCTTCATTCACATACTAAATATGGTAGATTAAATATACATTTAGACTATGAAAAACATCCATTTTCTGGCAAAGAAAGAAAAATTAATATTATATTATTTATTTCTAAAAATTGGAATCCTGAGTGGAATGGAGCTAATGAATTATGGAATAAAGATGTAACTAAATGTATTTCAAAAACAAATGTAGTTTTTAATTCAGCAATTATATTTAAAACTAATGATATTTCTTGGCATGGAGTACCAGAAAAAATAATGTGTCCTGAAAATATATTTAGAAATAGTTTAGCTTATTATTATGTTTCACAATTAGACACACATAAAAATGAAAATGAATACAGAAAAAAAGCTAAATTTATTAAACATCCTAATGAAGTATATGATCCTAGAATGGAAAAATTATATGAAATTAGATCTACCAGAAGAATAACAAATGAGGATATAAATTCTATTATACCGGAATGGAAAGTTCATTTATAAAATATAAAATATAATTTATATATTATAATATGATTTTTCCTTCAGAATTTGATATAAATATTTATAGAAATTATAATAATCATTTAAAACATTTTAATAATAAAGAAATTATTGACCATTTTAATTATTACGGGTATACTGAAGGATTAAAATGTAATTCTATAAATAATCGCATAGATTTTATTAATTTGATCGACCAAAATTTAAATATATTAGAAATAGGTCCATTATGTAATCCGTCAATGGATATTAATAAACCTAATGTTGAAACAGTTGATTATTTTTCACAAGAAGAATTAAAAGTAAATTATAAAGATGACCCAAATGTTGACATAAACAAAATTTGTAAAGTAAATTATATTATTAAAGATTCTATAAAATATAAAGATGTCATAATAAAAAAAAAACATGTTTGTTTTAGTTCCCATAATATTGAGCATGTGCCTTGTGTTATTTCATTTTTAAATAATATATCAAGTATACTAGTCTCAAAAGGTTATTTTTTTCTTTGTATTCCAGATTATAGATTTTGTTTCGACCATTTTAGAAAACAAACAAATATTTTTGAAATTCTTGACACATATTATAATAATAAAAACAAATCATCTGCTGTTTCTATATTAGAATCAAGATTTTTAACAACACATAATGATTCAGTTAAACATTGGAATGATTTTAGTAAATCATTTCAAAATATTTTTGTACAAATAAATAATGAAAATAGTTTTATGGAAATTAATAAGACAAAAATTATAAATAGTATTAATGATATAAAAAACATTTATGAATATAGTAAAGATACTCATATAGATTGTCACTCATGGAAATTTAATCCACAAAATTTTAAAGTAATTATTGAAATTTTAAATAAAACAAATTTAATTGATTTTTCAATACTTAGAACATATAGAACTTTAAAGAATTCAAATGAATTTTATGTTATTTTACAAAAAAATTAATGAATTCTTTTCAATTTAGTAAATGGCAGTAAATATGTTTTTTTTAATATATTATATAAAAAATCATTTGTAAAAAATATATTTTTTGATTTATGAAAAGGTATATTAGCAATAGATAAAAAACAATTTTTTGTTTTAAAATATTTAGTCATTTGTAATTCATAATTATTAATAACATCATTTTGATTAAAAATATTACTTTTTTTTAAATTATATAAATTAATAAATTTATTTATACTATCATTTCTTATTGAAAATAAATAAGACTGATAATGATATCCATTTTGTGATGAATCATTATATCCATAAAGTTCAACATTATTTTTATAGGTTAAATTAAAAAAATGATTTATTGGATTGTGAATAATAAAAGAATCATTAGTAAATATAGTAAAATTATATTTAGTTATGTCTATTAAATTTAATCCAAATATCCATTTACCAAAATCATATGTTTCCATATTTTCACATTCATAATATGTAACATTTTTATAGTTATTACACGTCTCTTTTAATTCTGTATTAAATGTTAAATTTTTTGAATTTATCAATAAAATATCAAATGATTTATAATTTAAATATTTTAAATTATTTTTAATTGTATCTAATTTATATAGTGTATTACAATGACAAGCTAATAATAATAAGTATTTAATATTATTATCATCAGGATTATAATTAAAGTTATTTTTTTGTATTATTTTTGTTAAAATGTATTTTTTTATATAATTTAATTTTTTTACATTTTTTACATTATTTACATTATTTACATTATTTACATTATTTACATTATTTACATTATTTAGAAATAACATAATTATATTTTAATACAATATTATATTTATTAATTTATTAATTTATTATATTAATTATATTAATTGTTTTATAGGAAAAAATCTCTAGCCTTGATCTCCATTATTTTATATCTTTCATTCTCTAAACTTCTCACAAATAAACTCCAAGGACTACATGCCTGTAATGAATTTATACCCTGCTCACAAAATAGGCTTAGCATCGATGGACTAAATCCAGACATCATGGAAGCATTTTGTCGTGATGATAACACCGGAAATCCTGAGGTTGATCTCAAATTCCAAAATAAAATATGCGGAGGTTTATATGGTTTTCCTTTAATTCTCATTCCCGCTGCCGCATACTTATCTCTAATTCTATCATATAATGCGCTTGAACCCCTATCCGCTTGGTCCATCTGCATATCCGAAAACACCGCTAACGTAAGCCCTTCTACATCTTCGGGTTCCATTTTTGCCATTACGATCGCATCCAAAATCATATTTAGCGCCGCATCAAAGTTTGTATTCATACCCCAATCCGCATGTTGTACGGTTTCAACCATTGAAACAAAGTCGTTTTTTCTTTCCAAATTCACCCACTTTGGGGCTGAACTAAATGTTAGTAGCCGTTTTCCTAATCGCGACTTTTCAGCTACTCTAATTCCTAAAGCAATAGCCGCATTTAACGGATCACCACTCATCGAACCAGAAACATCTACCATCGCAATCATATCTTCAAGAACATCCGTTTGACTAGAATTATCTCTCCATTGAGAATTTAAAAGCTCTTTTTCTAATTCAAAAGAAGGTGAATGAGGATTACTTAACAAATCAAGCGCTTGCTTAGTAAAATTTTCTAGTCCTACACGCTTTCCTTTTATCTCAACTTCTCCTTTAACCGCTTTTTGAATATGCTCATTAAAATTATTAGCACATTCAATCCTATCTTCGTTATCAGGATATCTTGGATCACCTTTCTTAGTAATATTTAGGAAGGCCTTCTTTTGTTTTGAAAACGAAACCGAAGTTACCTTTGAAAAATCAATATTTGACCAACTTTTGTTACATTGTTTAATTTGTAATGTATCAATTTTTCTATTAAGAGAAGATAAAATCTTACGATACTCCGTTTTACATTTCAAAATAGCACTTGGTTTTGACTTTTCGCTTGAGGTTTCAATGTATCTTGGAAAATAATTACATGCTAGTTCCTCATACATCCAACCAAATCTACCAGATTTCTCTCTTGGTACCCATTTCCCAGCCAAAGAAATTTCATCTGAATTAGAGATTAAATTAGTATAATCAGCCGTTATTTGATCATTTATAATAGAAATCGCATACTGGATTAGTGGATGATCTAAAGAACACCAGTTCCTATAACAGTAAGTAGAAAAATACTTAATATCCTTCCAAGATCCATACTGATGTGTCTTGCCATTATCTTCAAACTCAACCAAGCACTTTACAGCATAAAGCGCTAACTCAGGGTAAAAATCATACCATGTATAAATCATCATATAAGTCAATAAACATTCTCCTTTTCCGTCGACAATATCACGAGTTTGACCAATCATTTTATATAATAAAACCAAATATTCAGTTACTACTACTAGTTCAGAGCTAGTATTATGCTGTGCCTTTAGTGTATTCAAAATATCTTTTAAAACTAATGACAAATTTTGTAGTCCACTTTCATTCGTTCTAGTAAGCTGGAAACTAAATTGAAGGATTTTCTCTCTAATACTATTAGACCAACCATATTCGGTATGTCCATTTTCTCCAATTTGTTTAGAAGTATGATTATCTAGAGCTGTAATAAGTGCTGCCATTTTCAATGATATATTATAATATTTATGAATCTTTATATTGTTTTCTAATAGTATGTTTATGATTTGGTTTTTGAGTTAAATACACCTTTTTGGTCATATTATTTAATGATCTTTTAATATCATTTTCTGATTTTTCATAAAAAATAAATAATAAATCATTTAAATCTTGAAACATATTAATTGTTTTTTCAAATGAAATTGCGTCGATGTTTTTTATTGGTACCAAAAAGTTATCTAAATAATCTGTTAAATTTTTTGATTTTAAAAAGTTTTTAATATCTTCTGGTTTAAGATTTATATTACATTTTAAAATAGATAATATAGAATATTTTTTATTATTTTCAATTGTATTCCTTTTAAGTAATCCAATTATTTCTTCTCTAGAAATATAATTTGGTGTTGATAATAAAAAATGTTCTTCTTTTATTTTTTCTATATTATTGATAGTATTTATATAAATAAAATGAATTTCTGTATAATATATATCATCTAAATAAAAATCTTGGAATAATTTATCTGTTTTTTCAAATTCATTAATCCAGTTTTCATCTAATACTTCGTTTTCGTTTTCGTTTTTATCTAATACTTCGTTTTCGTTTTTATCTAATACTTCGTTTTTACCATTCATAATGTATTATAAAATACTCATATAATACATTACATAATTTAACTAATTTTAAATTTCATCATCATAATAATTTTCTCCATAAGAATCGTAATTTAAATTTGAATATTGTTCATTTATTTTATTTTGCTCAATTTCATAAATTTCATCCAACTTATCAAAGTATTCATAATCATGATTTGGAAAAATAAACATTCGTTCCCATTCTTCTTCACCCCATAATTTTATGTATTCTTCTGTGCGTTTTTCGTGTAAAAATGTTAAAGCTTCAATAATCTCTTCCGCTTCATTTACATTTTTATTTATTTCTTTTTCTTTTTCTTTTTCTTTTTCTTTTTCTTTTTCTTTTTCTTTTTCATTTTTGCTAATTATATGTGTAGGCGTAGATTTAGACATAAAAGATTCATTTAATTTAAATTGTGTATTATCAAATTTATATGAAGACCAATCAGAAGTAACTAACGGTTGCTCAATATTAGAAGATTTGTTTACTAGATTTGAAGGTGGTAACTCAGGAAACTCGGTATCTTTCATTTGAAAGTCTTTTTTTGGAGGAATATATTTGTCTTCACTTTTAAATTTATTATATGTTTGATATTTGGGCTTATTATCAAAATCTCTTTTACTATATTCGTTTCGTTTTTTATCTTGAGATTCAGTACCATCTAAAAAATTGAATCTATTATTTGATTTAAAATTGCTCATTTACCTAATACAATGATTAACTGATTAATTGATTGTTTGTTATATTATACTATTAATAATATTTAAGCCGTTTATATAATATTTAATTTTAAAATCATTTAAAGATTTATAAGTATTATAAACTATCTCCTAACAGCAAACCATTCAAACTTAGTTTTTAAAAACTTACTAAACATTTTATATATATTTACAGGAGGTCGCATTGTAAGTCAAGTTATATTATATTGATACTAAAATGATTTAAACTTATTTCCATTATACAATACAATATAATGTTCAATAGAGTTAAATTTGTTATCAATAAAAATTTATTACAAATCTCTAAAAATAAAGAGAATTTTGTAAAAAATAAAAAAAAATATAACAGCAATTACAATAATAGTTTTACTAGGGTTAGTGTTAGAAATTTTAGTTCTTTTAAGTCTTCAAATGATCCAAATGATCCATTTAATATATGGATTATTATCGCATCTATTGCTTGTGGATCATTATTTGTATTAAAAAAAAAATAAAAATTTATTTTGTATATTTTTATTATTTTTAATTATTTTATTTTTGTTATTTTAATTGGTTTTATTATTTTTAAATTAACTTTAAATACTTAAATATCATCAATATCAATTTCTTCATCATCTACTGTAACAATTGCTCTATTTTCTTCTGTTTTTTTCAATTCATTCGCAATTAATTCTTGATACTCAAGAGTTTTAGCATCACCAAAGGTAACATTCTCAGAAGATTTAGAAACTTCTTGAGAAGTAAATGAATTTTTAGCGTCATTTTTTATGAATGATGACCAATCATTATTAACAGACGTTTTTAATTTTTCTTTTTCAGTGTCATTATACACTTCTAGTAAGTCGCAATTCTGTAATTTTTTATTATTACCACCTGCTTCATAATCTCTTAACCCAACTAATAACCACGTTCCTAAACTTACAAAATTATCTTTTTTATTTCTACCTCTAAATTTTCCAGCACTATGACATAAACGAGATTTACCATCTATACATATTACATTGTACATACCACCACCAAGTACTTTTTCAACTTGGGCATAAATTTCAAGAGGATCTTCAGATACCCTTAATTTTTTAGTATCTTTTTTATCAGAATTCGCATATTTACGTGCTTGACCTTTCGCTTTATTACCGCCTAGATTTTTAACCATTTTGCTTTTGTTATAATACTATTAATTATTATAACTAAATCAGTTTCAATTTTTTTTATTAATACAAATATATTTTAATTACATAAAATTCATATTATTTAAATTTTTGTATTTATTTTTGTATTTATTTTTTTATTGATTTTTTTATATCATTATCCACATTTTTAATATGAATCGTTTCCCAGTATCTAGAATCATGTAATTCCATATCAGATAGAAGCCAATTAAATTTGTTATTTTCAATAATTTTATTCGCAAATAGCTCTGCTCTATTAAAATGAAAATCTGATGTTACTACATATATTTCTGAATACTTATTTGGGTTATTTTCTAACATTTTTTTTAACATAATGAAATTTTCAGCAGTATTAGTAGCAGTTTCATCTAACAAATAATTCCATTTTTCTTTTGAAACACCATATGTAAAATCATTAGATTTTGAAATCATTTCAGACATTTTGAATGCTTCACTAGCTGTGCTTTCCCTTTCTTCTGGATTTTTAATTCCCCCACTTAAAAACCAATCTATTTTTATATTTTTAAAATTTCTCTCATCTGAGGCAAAATTAATCCCTAAATTTATCCGATCATTTAGTAAATTAAGAACATTTGATCCAAGAATCACAATTAGAATATTCATTATTTTGTTACTTTGTTATACTTTGTTACTTGTTATTTATTACTTTATTAATCTTATTTATTATTAAAAGTATTTCAATTTTTTTTATTTTAGAAATAAAATATAAAAATATAAAAAATAAAAAATAAAAATACTTTTAATAATAAATTATTATCTGAATTTATTATATAATGACAGCGTGGAATGATTTTGTTAAAAAAATTTATCATGAAGGCCATGACGCCAATCCTAATTATCAATTTAAACAAGCCCTAAAAGATGCCAGTAAACGTAAAAATGAAATGGGATCTTCGTCCAGTTCTAGAAAAGGCAAATCTTGCATGAAATCTTGTAAAAAATCATGTTCTAAGGGTAAAAAAATGAAAGGAGGTATGAATGGTGTTTCAAATACTGAAGGCTTAGAAATGAAATTATATGGGGGTGAGGGAATGGATGAGGATGAATCTCCAATGGATGAATCTCCAATGGATGAATCTCCTACTCCTATGGATCAAGCTATGCCTGGAAGTATGGGAAGATCTAGAAGCAGGGGAAGATCTAGAAGTGTTGGACGATCTAGAAGTGTAGGACGATCTAGAAGTGTTGGACGATCTAGAAGTGTTGGACGATCTAGAAGTGGAGGAAGATCTAGTGGAGGAAGATCTAGTGGAGGAAGATCTAGTGGAGGAAAAACTAAAAAACGAAGACATTAAAATTAAATATTTGATTTCTATATAATTATTTACTATTTAAATAAGGTTTCATACAATTTCTCCATTTTTTCTTTAGGAATTGAATTTATATAAGACCAATCAGTAAATTCATAGAATAAACTATTATATTTTTCAATCGTATTTGTTAAGGTATCGCGTTTTTTTGGATCTGAACCTATGTTTTTAGTCAAAATGGTTGTTAATTTGTTTATAAAAGTATCTTTTAGAGAGAAAACCCTTTGTAAATTACCAATAATATGTAAATATAAAATACTCAATTCATAATTATCCCATGTATTTGAATACTGTAGAATTTCGGTTATTATTTCATTTTTAGGTTTATTAATATATTTTTTCAAACATTCCATACTTAATTTATAATATGATTCTCTGTATTGCTTAGAGAAAAGTGATAAAATATGTATATTTTTGACAAAATTATTACAAATTGAATCAATTGCTGAAAATGACAAACTATTTTCATTATTTTTTATTAGATAAAAAATAACGTGTATTTCTAATGGTTTATAAGTATAATTTTCAAATTTTTCTATCATTTTTACAAAATAACTAATATCTTCACATTTTTCTACCAATAAACTTGTCTCGAAATTTCTTAGCATAGGTTTATAATTTTCACCAAATATAATGTTTTTTGTAGATATATTTAAATAACGTATACCTATTTGCTCTAAACTTGATAAATTATTTAATAAAACAGAATATGAATCTAATATATGAAAAATAAAAAGTTTTGGATTTGGTAAATTAAATAAAAAATCATTAAATTCTATATATTTTAAATCATTATACTCTAATAATACATATTTATTTGAATTATTCGTATTATCTGTGTTATTCGTGTTATTTGTGTTATAATGATAAATACGCTCACTTACTTCACCAAGTGTTATCAAACTATAATTATTAATAATATAATATTTATTAAACAAATTTGGAGTTTCTTTTATTTTTTCACATATTTTTATACTATTAATACAAAAAAAATCATATAAACAAATACTAGTTTTACCTTGTTTATTATCTTGATTTGTAGACTTTATTTTGTTTTTTAATTGTTTTTCAACTAATTCTATATTTATATCCATATTATTTTATTTATAAATATAAATATATTTTTAAATATATTTTAATCTTTAATTTGTTCAGTATTTTTTATTTTTTATTCATTGTTGCGATTGACATAAAATATCTATTTTTATATGTTTTTTTAATTTTTGTTTTAATTTCATCTGAATCTGTCATTCCACTCTTACATAAACTAGTTACTTCTATCTTTAACAAATCAATGTTTTGTTTACAAAAATCGTCAAACCCAACGGACGGTTTATAATTGTCATTCTTTTTGTTAGCACATATATGATTATCCATTGCTTCTAATAATTCTGATTGAATACCTACATAATTTCGGCGTTTTTGTGGTTCCTTTTTTTCAGTGCTTTTCTTTCTGAAATAATATCTTGCGCTTTTAAACATCTTGTCCAAAATATCACCTTTATAATCTAATTCTGAAAGTCTTTTGATTTCTTTAGATACTAAATCATCATTTTCTTCAATCCAAATTTTCCAAGCTTCTTTGAAATCTTTTCTATGATCGTATTGATGAATCTTTGAAAACTGGTATAATGGGCTAATAAAATCATTATTAAACTTGTATCTAAAAATATTAATAATAAATTCTTCTTTTTGATTCTCTGTATCAATTCTTAATTCTTCATCGTAATTTAATGAATTTAATTCCAATTCTGTTGTGTTTGACATTTTTACTTTAATTTATGAATACTTTTATTATATTTCATAATTTTAATTTCAATTTTATTTTTTATTTTTATTAAGTATTTTTATTTTTATTTTTATTATAAAAAAAATTGAATTATTATTAGATTAAATATATATAATTATTAAACTTATAACAAATGGAAAATTCAAATTTAAACAATTTAAACAATTTAAATTATTATGACAACAATAATAATAATAATAATAATAATAATCAAATTAGACCACCAGATAATACAATTAGAGAAAGATTAGTCAATGATTATTATAATGATAATATTTTAATTCCATGTGATCCTCATGATTATGATAATATAATTTCATGTGATAATGATGAATATGACAACGCATTTCAATTAGCGTGTATTGAAAGTATCAGAGAACAAGAAGAATTATTGAAAACCACTAATTTAAGAGTACAATCTTTCAAAAACGTTCTTTTAAAAATTAAAAAAATTAGCATGATTGATCCTGAAATTTTAGAATTTTATAATATGATAGAATCAATCATTAATGAATATTGTAGTTGTCGCATCAATTCTTATGAATGTAATATTAATATGTATAATAGTATATTTAATACACTGAAAACTATTCGGATTACAGAATCAGAATTAGAGCTTTTTAAAAATTTATTTCATTTTACTAGTTAATACTTTATTTATTATTTATTATTTATTATTTATTATTTATTATTTATTATTTATTTATTGTAATTGTCTTGGCTATTTTTGAAATTATTTTATCTGCCTTTTCATCGTCGTTATCCCCTGAACCTCCCATTGCCTCTATTACAATATGGTTATACTGATCACTCTTTTTGGACTCACTATAAATACAATCTGGATATTTTTTTCTCCATTCAGGAAGAGCGCAAATGTTTTTATGCGCAATGTATCGGATTGCGTTTTTTAATTTATTATTATTTTCATCTTCCTTTGCCCATACGTTTGCGTCTTTTACAAATAAGGATGACCTTTTTAGATCGTTACAATGGACAGGTCTCATATTTTCATCTAGTGCGTTTAAATGTTTTATTATGAGTTTAGACATTCCATTAACATATCCTAGCTCTCCAATGCTTTCAATATCAGATAATGAGATTTTAATTGAATCCGCGAAATCCATTATATTCATTGCATCTTTACATGTTTCGTTTAAAAATACCTGGAGGTTAAAGGTTTTGTTGTTATTGTTATTAATTGTATTATTTGTATTATTTGTATTATTTATTGAAGTATTTTTACAAAGTTCTAACATTTGTTTTTGAAGTTCTCCATTACTTTTAACCATCTCAAACATGAGGTTAGTTAAAATTGAAACCTCATTTTCGGAAGATTCGATAACTTTATTTTCATCTTTTAAACATTTTTGTTTATGATACCATAAACTGTTGCGAGCTTTATAAGTTTTTTTACAATTTTGACACGTAAAATTATTTTCGGCATTTTTTGGCGCAAAATCGTTCAGATTTGTTCTATTTTTGTGTTTTGCTGTCAATATATGATTATCCCAGTTTGATTGCTTAAAGCATTTAAAATCACATATTTCACATTCAAATTTTTCGGCATTTTCGGCAGTTTTTTTCATTCTAAATGTTCTATACTAATAGAACAGAAAAAACTCCTAAATACTTTTTTAATTAAATAATTAAAAATTATGCTAACAAAATATTTTATTTTTTTTAAGTCGTGAGACGTTAATTTTCAATTATGCAGCAAAAACACGTTTTTTCCAAAAGTCTTAAGGCCCTTTTCAAAAATGGACATTTATAAATGTCCAAAATCGATTTGACCTTTGACTTTCCCAGACACTTTTTTGCAATCTTAGAATATATATTGGAAAAGTAACTTAAAGAACCGAATATTAATATATTTTTAAAGTGGCTTAAAGAAGAAAAAAAATAAAAAAGGATTACCTTCTACTAATGTAAAAGATTTTACGTTGTATAAACAACCTTTTTATTTGACATATTTAATTAATTATTTTAACTATCTAACTATTTTAACTATTTTAACTATTTTAACTATTTTAACTATTTTAACTATTTTACTATCTAATTACTAATAAGCTCATTTGCCATTTCTCGCTTGGAATCTTGAACAGTGTTAACATATTTGTCAATAGTCAGTGTATCTATTTTCAATCCGTTTTCATCTATTTCTTCGCTAATAAAGCTGCTCATCTGAAACTTGAATACAGATACAGTATTTTTTTGTCCAATTCGGTGACATCTTGCTATTGCTTGATCTTCTACTGCCGGATTCCAGTGTGGACTAACAAAATAAATTTCACTGTAGTTTTCTTGTAAGTTTAATCCTTCACAACCAGTTTGAATTTGGAGAATAAGCGCATTGTTTTTTTCATTTACAATTTCATTACGCTTATTATTATGGACTCTTCCGTCAAATGTAGCAATATTTGTCATTCCTCCATCAGCTAACCGTTTCGCAATCTCATCTATTTCATCTCTGTAATGGCAGAATATCAATTTACCTTTTTCATTATCTTTTCGAGTCAAAATTGTTTGGATTACAAAATCGATTTTACTACTGTATTTTAGAGCTTCTTTGAAATAATTGTAATCTGAAATAACTCCTGCTTTAACCAACTTTAACAAACTTTCATTCATTAGTTTTGGCAATATACACGATTGCTTCGCTCGTAACATAAGTAATAAAGTAGAGTAAACGTCTGAATTGAATCCTCTTGATTTTACACGACTGAAACTTAGAGCTGAATGTATTTGTTCTGATAGCTCCATCTCCTTTTTATTTTGCCAATCAACCGAATTATTTATAGATTTTATATCTGGCAAATTAATCCCCACTTGTTTTTTTGTTCGCTTTAAAATAAATTCCCTGGAAATAGTAACCATTTTTTCTGGATCAGTGTAAAAACTCGCAGGCATTTGTAGAATTGAACACAAGTTGTAAAAATCCGATCTTTTGTTTTGTACTGGAGTGCCTGATACGAGCCACCGAATTTTACTTTTCAAAAGTTTAGCACTTATGTAACCCTTTGTTTTTTTATTTCTTAGATGGTGTGCCTCGTCGAAAACTATTCTTGACCATTTCACTTCATGAAGAAGAGTTGTTTTATTTTCTTGTATTTGTTTTTTTGTCATAGTAATTCCTCCATAGGAAGTTATCACAATACAAGCACTATTTAACTGATCGATAGTTATTTTTTTTTTATTTTCTCCATAATAAATCAGTGCTTTATGTCCTGTAGTTCTTAGAATTTGCTCAAACCATTGTTCAATAAGAACTGGGGGTAATACAATCAGGGTTCTTGGTCTGAAATTTGATAACATTAGTCCGATAACCATGATAGTTTTTCCTAACCCCATTTCATCCGCAATAAATCCTCCTTTAACATTTACTGATGGGTTTGGGTTTAATTCATTTATAAGACACCATTTGACACCTTCACGCTGGTATTCTTTATGGCTCATTTTGGAACGAGTTAAGTATTCTGTGAATCTTTCGAGGCGTGCCTCAATATTTTTATCGAAATCTGTGGTCATTTAATATTAAATATTTATTATAACATATATTGTTATCATTACAATTTTTATTTTTTATTTCAATTTTTTTTATTTTCAATACTTTTTTTAAAGTACTTATTTTTTATTTATTTTTTATTTATTTTTATAAAAAAAATAAAAAATAAAAAATAAAAAAATAAAAAAGGGGGTTTACCTTCTACTTATATAGAAGATTTTACGTTGTATAGAACAACCCCAATTTTATGACATATTTAATTATTTATTCTACAGTATATTTTTAAATTTTATTTTTTTTGAAATTCTACAGTATTTTTAATCTATTCTACAAACTATTCTACAGTATAAATTAATCTACCAAGCGCTGTTATCCTCTTCTTGTTTCTGCTCTTTGTCTTCATCTGAGTCTTCATCTGAGTCTTCATCGTTCATCTGTGCCCAAGATTTTTTTTGTCCAGGCGCTAGGGGTTCCCAGGTTGTCGCACTTTTGAGCTTAGTCGTAAACTCCTTTTTCTGATTCGTGTTGTACTCTGGTATTGGTTTCGCAGCCATAGAAGCATACGAAGTAGTACTGGGAATCGTTTTTTTTACTGCGATCACAGGAGCAACAGCTGGAAATTCATCCTCCGATTCCGAATCGTCACTATTCATTTCTAAGTATGCGAATACGTTAGATTTTTTGACCTCTTTTTTCGGAGGAGAAATAGGAGGTTTCGCAGTCAGAATACGAGTTTCTTTTTCTTTCTTTTTTGCTAACTCGGAGCAGTGAGAAGTAGTATGCCCTTTTCTACCACAGAATCTACACTCTTGGCTCAGTAGAGTAGGGCATGTTACCTGACCATTCAGGTCTTTCACGTAATGACTAGAGTACTCGTTCTCTGATTTTCCCGCATCTTTACATACCTTACAGCAAGGCTTTCTTGCGGAATAAATTTGGGGTTTGTTGTTAAACGAGTTATTAATCATGTTGCTGTTCATTTTGTTAGTGTTGGTTGAAATCTTTTTAGATAAGCTTTTTATAATTTGTATCTTAAATTATATTTAAAAAAGTATTTCAATTTTTTTTGTTATGTATATAAATAATATTTTACTACTTTTTTATTTTATATTTATTTTTTATTTTACTAATTTTATATTTTTTAATCAAAGTATAAAATAAAAAATTAGTAAAATAAAAAATAAATATAAAATAAAAAAAATTGAAATACTTTTTTATTTTAATACATAAGATACAAATTATAAAAAGCTTATCTAAAAAGATTCATAACCCCTTAAAAGCGAATACAAAGTATGGCAATTGAAAGTATTAACAGAGAGTTTGAAGTGTTTATGAGAGATATGATGAATGCTCAAGAGTGTGTTCATGAAAATATTGAGTCTGAGTTAAGGTCTCTTATTAGAACTACGGTTAACTCATGTGCTACTATGTACGGATTTTCAGCAAAAGAAGCCTTGTCTAAGTTGGATTCAAATGGAAACCTTCTACCCCAAATTTCTAAGGTTCCAAATGATCCAATTCTTAAAGAGGCTGTAAAAACACGAGTGAAAGAGGCTGAAAAAGCTGAAAATGACGCACGCCTCAAAGAGGCTCAAAAAGCACACAAAGCAGAAATAAAAGCGTTTGAAAAAGCTGAAAAACAACGTCGCTTTGCGTTTGAATCTGCTAAAAAATGTCAAGAAAAAGCAGAAAAAGCTAACGAGCGATCTGAAAGGAACCAAATGAAAGAGCAAGATATAGCATCGAAGGCTATTAATATGAAGAAGAAGAAAATGGAATTACCTTTTTCAACTATGACTCCCCTTAGTGCTGAAATGGTTGCTAGTCTCCCAGAACTTACTACGATCATGACCCCTGCTGAAAAGCATTATGAGGCAATCAAGCGAGGGGTTAAGAAATATCAAGATGCGAATCGTGATGCCTGTCGTGAAAGGTGTCGCAACTGGGCTAAAAATCTGAAAAATGATCCGGAAAGGTATCAAAAGTATTTAGAGAAAAAGAATGATTATATGAAAAAGTATCGCCTTAAAAAAACTCAGAGCATTAGCAATCTGAAGAAAAATAAGAAAACTTCTCACTGTGAATCTTTAGCATCTACAGTTATTATGACAGATTCAGAAGACGAAGAGATTCACATACTCTTTCAAAATCTTCCACTGATTGAAGAGATCAACTTGATCAGAAATATCAAAGTTCAGAAGAAGCTTTCAAAAGGAGTAAAGTTAGCAAGACAAATTCTGGATATCTAAGGTAAGAATAAATAATTAATTACTAACGTTTTATTTGTAGGATAACTTGATTTTGGATTTGGATTTTGATAAAAGGTAAGCAATATATTATATTATATTTATATTATGTAACTGATTTATTAATAAAATTGAGGATAACTCCTCTTTTTTATTTTTATTTTTATTTTTATTTTTTATTTAATCTATTTTATATTTTTTGATACTTATAATATAAGTATCAATAAAAGTAGTCACATTCGCAATAAAATTATAAACTATTTTATTGCGTAATTTTTGTTTAACTATCAACATTTATAATATAAATATGAATATAATTTTATATTTATTTTTATATTTATTTTTATATTTATTTTTATATTTATTTTTATATTTATTTTTATATTTATTTTTATATTTATTTTTATATTTTAAAATAAATAAAAAAGTAGTAAAATATTATTTATATACATAACAAAAAAAAATGAAATACTTTTTAAAAATATAATCTAAGATACAAATTATAAAAAGCTATCTAAAAGATTTCAAACAACAATACCAAAATGAGCCAATCTAACGTTATTGATTTTAGAAAAATTGCCGCAAATGAACCTATCCTGTGTATTCCAGGTGTGTTTGCTAATATCAAAGAAGAAAGAATCCGTCGAATTTTCGCGGATTTAGATCTCGGAGAAGTAGAGCGAATTGACATAGTAGTTCCAAAAAGACCAGTTGAGGCATCAGAAAAAGAAAAAGAAAACAAATTCAACAGAGTGTTTATCCATCTGAATTGGAAGCAAACTGACGAAGCTACTGCTGCTCGTGAAAGATTGTTACAAGGCAAAGAGGTCAAGATCATTTATGACGAGCCGTGGTTTTGGAAAGTTTCAGCTTACAAACCTCCAGTTGTTGTTGCTAAACCAAAATTTCAACCGCAACCAAAGGCAAAGATTCAACCCAAAAAAGCCACGCTCCAATTAGATTTTGAGCCAACTCAGAAAGAGAAAGAGAAAGAGAAAGAGACCAATCCAGTGATCGAATCGTTAAGTATTCAGATCCCACCAGTAAAAGTACCAATCCAAAAGAAAAAATCCAAGGTTCCTATTAAAGTCGAAGATGGAGACGAAGACAAATAAAATAATAATTAGTTGTAGTTAGTTTATAGTTAGTTTATAGTTTAAAAATTCTAGTATTAAAATAAAATTAATTAAATATGTCAAAAATAAAAAGGGTTGTTTTATACAACGTAAAATCTTCTATATAAGTAGAAGGTAAATCCCTTTTTTATTTTTTATTTTTTATTTTTTACAAGTTTAATTGTTTTACTGAATTAAATATTCTAATATTAAAAATATCTAAAAATATACAAGTTTAAATATTAGAATATGACTGAATTTCTCTCTACAGATGAATTTTCAATCTACAAAAATGAAAAGGATAACACAGAATTTACTATAGAGTTTACCACAAGTAGTGAATCATTAATTAACTCAATGATTAAAACAAAACAAATAATAGGATCATCCATAAGTGATGATTATAAGTCATTAACTTTTAGAGCTTCATCAATTAAATCTCTCAAAAAATATCTTTCTAAGAGAGAAAATATAACATACGACAATACTTTGAAATTAATTTGGAGTTTAACAAAACAATTACATTATTTAATTACTATGGAACATGAATGTTTTTATGAATTTATTATTGAAAATATAATCGTAATTGATGATGATAAATTTATATACATATCAAATGAAGACTTACTAAAATTATCAAAATCAAATAAAATTCAATTTACAAAACCTTTTATTCGTGAAGGTTTTATTTCTCCAGAAGTTTTTAAAATAAATAAGATTCCTTCAGAATTGAATTATAAAACAATTTATTATAGTTTAGCTGTTTTAGCAGTGTATTTTTTATTTGATAAAAATATTAATAATAATGATTTATCGAATGAAGAAAACTTAAAACCAATAGAAGGCACTAAATTATATGGATTGTTAATTAGATGTTTATATGAAGACCCAGAGAGAAGAACTATTATCTATATTTAGATTATTATCTTGTATTATGTTATATGTCAATAGTTGCCTTTAAAAAGAAATCTGTAATTCAATATGGTTCAAAAAGATCAGGAAAACCTCCTGGTGGTTATTGGTTGCCACAAGGTCCTTTCGGACATAGCTTAGTATCATTACAAACAGCAATAAATAATCCTGGACCAGTTGGTTTCTCTCTTAACGGACCTCATAGAAACGTAGGATACGTAGGAAAAAGCTCAGCAATGTCTAAAAATGGCACACCTTTTAGAGGTACTCAGCCTTTAGGTTGTGGAGGACACTTTGGCGCGTATGCCAGACCAGAACCTGTTTACAATTCAAACAGAGTAATAGTTGAAGGCAACCAATGGTTATATGTAAAACCTACTGTGCTTACCACTTATGGAATGTTGGAAAAGAAATACAAATGGATTAAAAATGGGGTTTATCCTAATTATTGGGTTCAACCTAATTATTCTGGAATGCAAACAGATACTAAAAGTCAAGGCATGTATTTACATGAGTTAACAACAGCAAATATGTGTGTATCAGATGTTAATAATTCAGAAAAATATGAAGGATATATTAAGAATTGTGGACCAACTTTATGTGAAACCACTACAGCAAAATTTAAGTATAATGATATGGCTAGAAATGGACTTTATACAAAGACATTAAAACAACCTGAGACATCTAGCGAACATACATTACGAATTCAAAGAAAATGCGCAAATCCAATTGGCACACAAAAACCGTTCCCTTATGCTGTTTCTACAGGTACAGGGATACAATCTGGAGGAATAAATACTGTAAGCGTAGGAAATGCTTGTAATACATCTGATATATACACCACACCTCCAGATTGGTATATTCAGTCCGCGAGTGGAATTAATTAATATACCTTTATTTTTGGCTCAACCTTTTTAAAGGTTGAAAAAAGGTATAACCTAAAATTATTTTTGGCTCAACCTTTTTTAAAGGTTGATAAAACAACTTAAAAGTATTTATAAATATAAATTATAAATAAAATGTCTGTATTTGATCAAAATAATTTAAACCAAAAGCAAAACTTAAACTTATCCCAAATCCAGTTACAAAACCTAAACTCATTAACGTTATTAAATACATATGATAAATATATGTATCTAAAGCTTTATATTGATGATTCAGATGATTTAAAAAATAAATATATTAACAGCGCAGTAAATCATAATAACAAAATATTAGACCCAAATAATCTTTTTTTAGATGCTGGTTTTGACTTATTTAATCCAATCGAAAAATCATTTAATGTAAATAATGTACTCACTATAAATAAAATTGATCACAATGTTTGTTGCTCAGCACAAATGGTAACAGATACTAATAAGGTTTATAATACTGGATTTTACATGTATCCTAGGTCAAGTTTGTCAAAAACTAAATTGCGATTAGCTAACTCAACCGGAATTATTGACTCTGGATATAGAGGCCATTTAATAGGAATGTTTGATTTACTAGCTTTTCCAAATAAAAAATATGATGTAGAACAATATGATAGATTGCTCCAAATTTGCGCTCCTGGTCTAGTACCTATAGTAGTAGAAATAGTTAACACGTTTGAAGAACTAGGAAATCAAACCGAAAGAGGTGTTGGTGGGTTTGGTTCAACGGGACGTTAAAATATTAAATAAAAAAATATTAAATAAAAAAATATTGTATTAAAAATATATAATATAATATAATTATGGTAGGTATGACGATGATAATAATATTAACTGTATCATTATTAATATCATTCGTATGTTGGTTAGAGGAGAGGGCGCTTGATTACTAATGTCTTTAAAAGAAGGAAGAACAATGAATATCTATAAGTATTATAATAATTTATAGATATTATTTATGAAAGAGTTTAAAAAAATATTTAATGAAGATAATAAAACATTATTAATTGGACTATTAAGTATATTAATAATTTTTTGGATAATATTATATATAATTCCTGGATTTTTAATTTCACTCTTTAACACTTTTTTAGGAAACATAATATTATTAATATCTTTGGTTTTAGTTAGCTCACAAGAGCCAAAATATGGAATAGCACTAGCAATAATATTTATAATATTATATAGATTTTCACATTTAAAAGAGGGATTTACATGGTCACAAGAATCTGAACAAAAATTTATTGAACTACAAAATTCTATAAATCCACAAAATGTTTTTGATTTGAAACAAATTAAACAACAAGCTAGCCAAAATGATGTAGATTATTTTCTAAAAAATGGCCAATGGTTTTGGTGTAAAGAAGATGAAGATTTATACAAAGAATTATTAGATCAAAACCCATACGTAAGATTATATTCACGAGACGCAATAAATGACGCAAAAACCAAATATAACCAAACCATTATTAGAGAAATTTTATCATCTCAGTTGGACGCTTTACAACAAAATGAAAATAATAATTCCCAAATTTTTGAAAAAAATAAAGACGACCGTGATGGTCTAGGATCATATTCATTTACTTCTGGTTTAGAGCCAGCAGTATAATATTATTTTATTTTAATAATTATTATAATTTACAGTATCAGTATCATTAAAATAATTAAATTTATCTTCTGTATACTTAATAGCTGATAAATAATTTTTAAATTTTACTTTATATTGAAATTCACTATTTTTGAGTGGCACACTAACATAAATGTTATTATTATCTAATTTAATTTCAAAAAACTCCGTTTCGTTTCCTATTTTAGTGTATACAATATGCTCTAATGATCTATTATTAATATTGTTTTTCCAACCATTATGTGCAAATAATTGAGTTAATATTTTAAATTCATTAATAACAATATCATCATCATCATCATTTTCTGAGAGCATATTAAGATCAGAGTACATTTGTTTCTTATATATTAAGATAACATAATCTTTAAGTATATTTATTTGATATCTAATAAAAATATATAAATACGTTTAAAATAACTTAAAAATAAGTTTTTAATATTATATATAATGGAGCAAGAAAACGTGTCTGAAAAAAAAGAGATCAAATTGACGGATGTCCAAATTACTGATGAAAATGTGGCTTTGAATGTCATTGTTTCATTTTTAAATTTGGCTCAAAGACGAGGAGTTTTTTCTATCGATGAATCCGCAAAGATCTGGGAATGTGTTAAGAAATTTCAAAAGAATTAATTAAAAATTATTTATATTAAATAATAATAAATATTTATTATTATTTAACTTGTTGGGTATATTTTTATTAGTTGTAAAAGTATTTTAATTTTATAAATTATATAAAATTAAATATTTTCGCTCCGGACAGGAATCGAACCTGCGACCGCGACTTATTTGTGATTTATAATCGTAACAGAGTCGTGCTCTACCGACTGAGCTACCGGAGCACCAAATAAACCAATATAAAAGTTAAATTTCTCTGAAATATTTCTAGTAGAGGGTATTATTTTTCCTCCTCTATATATTAATATAATACGTCTTTAAGTTGTTTAACTAGTAAACAATTAAATAAAACTAAAACAATATATTTATATATTATATAAAATATGAGAAGTAGAGTGTTTAGAAAAACAAAATTAAGATCTAGAAAAAACAAATATAATAAAAGTAGAAAAAATAGACATAATAAAAGTAGAAAAAATAAAAAATATCAACGAGGAGGAGAAAGTTTTAATTTAAGTTTTAAAGTTGCGTCATCTGGTCCTGTTGTACAAAGACGAACTCAAGAGCAAAATATTCTTAATTTTTTAAATGGAAGTGATTTAGTTAGCGACCAAATGCTAAATTCAAACCCTATGCTTATTACTTTATTAACAATATTAAGAAAAATTAAACAAAATTTACCTCTTACTCCTGATGAAATAGACAAAATTAATAAGTTAATTAAATATTATTGTGAGCCTGGAAAATACGTTTCAGATGTATGTGATAACGCCAAATTGTTAATTGTTTTTGATAAAATGAATAAAGGAGAATCACTTAATACGGAAGAAAATGAATTAAAAAATAAAAAGTCTTCAACAGCTACTATTTTTATTCAAGTATCTGATATGGCTGCTAAATTTAGATAAATATTATAAATTTGAATTTAAACAATAATTATCATATTAATATAAAATTATGGGATACATATATTTAATTGAAAATAATATTAATGGTAAAAAATATATTGGTCAAACTATACAGAATGATATAAACAAAAGATGGAATAAACATAAACTAGTTAATAAAAGTTTTATCGGTACTTGTTTATATAACGCATATAAAAAATATGGTATTAATAATTTTAATTTTAAAATAATATGTATTTGTTTTGATGAAGATACAAATAAGTTTGAAGAAGAATATGTTAAAAAATATAATACACTGTATCCTAATGGATATAATATGATTGAAGGTGGTAAAAGTAGAAAGTTTACTCCTGTTCTTAAAGAATTAATAAGCTCAAAATTGTCTGGAATTAATCATCCAAATTATGGTAAACATTTAAAAGAAGAAACTAAAAAAAAATTAAGTGAAGCTCTTAAAGGAAATAAAAACCATAATTTTGGTAAAAGACCTTCAGAAGAAACTATAGCTAAAATAAGAGAAGCAGCTTATAAAAGATATAAAAAAAATGAAATTAAATGTTCTGAAGAAACAAAAGAAAAAATTAGTAATTCATTAATTGAATATTATAAAAATAATTCTTTGATTGAAAAGAAAAAAAATAATATTACTGTTGAACAATATGATCTAAATAATAATCTAATCAATACGTATTATAGTCTTAGTGAAGCAGCGAGATCAGTTAATGTGTCTTCAACTAATATAATTTACGCTTCTAACGTAACATCTACAAATAAAAATAATAAACCAAAAACATGTAAAGGTTATATTTGGAAAAGAATATAATACTAGTATTATTAATAAGTAATTTAATTATTTATTAATATTAGGTCTTACTGGGATTCGAACCCAGGTTGCGAGTTTCAAAGACTCGAGTGCTAAAAACCACTACACTATAAGACCACACTTTTTTCTATTTCCATTTAATTTTTATTATTTAAAATTTGATTTTGCTGTACGGAAATAATTGTTTGCATGAGGTGGGATTCGAACCCACGAACAAAATTTGACGAGATCTTAAGTCACGCGCGTTTTTATGGGCTATTTTATTTGGAGCTACTATTATGCGGCTTTATCCAAATAACTATAACTGACCACTTCGCTACCCATGCTCGTTTTTTTGTTTTGCTAGTTTCGTTAAAATATGATTATATTTTGATTGCTGTATGAAACTAAATGTAATGGTTTAACCAACTATTACATATTAATAATAATAATTGTCTTTAAATAGATATTTACAAATAATATAAATACATCATTATTAATATTATATAAATAATGGGATACATTTACAAAATTACTAATACTATAACAAATAAATGCTATATTGGTGAAACCAAACAAAATAACATAGAAGTAAGATGGAAACAGCATAAAAATACAATTAAAAATGGTATTGGATGTCCAGCTCTTAAAGATGCGGTTAAAAAATATGGAATCGTTAATTTTAAATTTGAGATTTTGCTAATATGTTTTGATGAAGATCGTTATAAATATGAAATAGAATATATTAAAAAATACAATTCTAAAGTTCCAAATGGATATAATATTTTAGGTGGTGGACCAGGTGGTGGTTTTGATGGAAAAATACATTCAGAAGAAACAAAAAAACACATAAGTGAAAAAATAAAACAAAAATATATTGATAATCCTAATTTAAAAAGAGAAATATCTGAAAGAAATAAAATAATAATGAATTCAGAAATTATTAAAAATAAAATTAGTGAAGGAATGTTAAATTCTAAAAAATATCAACAAATGATAAAAGATAAAAAAGTTGGAAATATTAATAATAGTTTTCATAGTGAAGAGACTAAAAATAAAATTAGAGAAAGCGTTAAAAAATATTATAATGAAAATCGTGATAATGAAAATCATAATATTAATATAGTTAAACATAGAGAAGCGATGGCTAAATCAGTAGGTATTAAAATTGGTCAATATGATTTAAATAATGTATTAATTAGTACATTTATTAGTTATGCTGATGCTTCTAGACAAATAGGAATTTCAAGTAGTACAATCAAAAAATGTGTAAAAGATAATAAACCCAATAGAGGTTTTATTTGGAAGAAAGAATAAAAGTATTTAAATATTTTATTAAATAAAAATATTTAAATGTACTCACGACCGGGATTGAACCGGTGCCACGAACTTATAAGGATCGCAATCTAACCAACTAATATACGCGAGCATAAATGATCACAACTATTTTAAGGGGACAACCGAGAATCGAACTCGGGACCTTCTGCACCCAAAGCAGAAATCATACCTCTAGACTATTATCCCTTATTGCTAGCTTCAATAAATTTTTCAACAAATTTTGTTTGCTGTATGAAGCCATTTTTAACCTACATATAAAATTAAATTAGTACAAAAAATTTATAATATAATAAATTTATAAAATAATAACTTATCTGTAATCTGGATCTGATCCTGCCGCTAGTCCTCCTTCGCTGTCTTTGTCTTGATTTCGCTCCATATTATATGAGTAAAATGTCTTTAAGTTATTTTCTGATTTAAATATATATGCTTTTAACAAAACCATCTTTTTATTCTTTAGTTTTTACTGGGTTTTTAATTTTATTGATAATGATAATTGTGTTTAGTAATATTAATCGCCTGAATCATTTAACTCCTGAAAAACTTATAAAGGTTATTTCTCTCATTGGTATTCTTATAGGGATTCATGGAATCCAACATTTGGGTTTAGAAGTTGCGTATAATTATAATCCAATGGAGCAATAATTAATAATTTATTTATTGACAATTGTTGCCCTAAAATCTTTTCTACATGATCCACAACGTCTAAATGATCCATCACTGGTTAAAGAATCTGTTTTAGAACTGGAACAAAAAACACAAGTTTGAGAGAATTTTGGAATTTTCATTTGCTTTATAAATTCGCTATGAGTTTGATATCTATATGCGTCACCTATTGGTGTTTGAACTAAATTATGAGTAAAAGAATTGAAATTGCTTGAATTCATTTATATATATACTTTTAGAAAAAGTATATCAAAATAAAGTATAAAAAGTATATCAAAATAAAGTATAAAAATATAGCAAAATATAGCAAAATATAGCAAAATAAAATAAATTTGTTTTTGCTATACTTTTTCTAAAAGTATATAAAGTATATATATATGAGTTATTTCGATAAATATGTTACTCTTATTGTTTTAATTAAAGTTATATTTGTTATTTTAGCAGTTTCACATTTATATTTTAGTTTTAAAGGGGAAGAAGATTCCAAAAAAGATAAAAAAGTTGTATACTGGAAAGAAAGGGTTGAATTTGTATTTATAGCTTTTATGTCAATTATGTTAATATATTTGTTCAATCCTAGAGCAAATAGAGAGGTACTTCTAGATTTTGAAACTAAATTATTGTTATATGTATTTGGGTTTATTTTATTGATCACCGCAAAATGGGGGAAATTTTTTAAAGAAAACCCATTTTTTAAAGAATTTCAAGAAGCTGTTTAGATAATCTATAATCGGTTTCTTCTAGCTAAATAAGCAGCGGCAGATGTTCCTACCATTCCATAAGCAGTATGAGGTTTATAAATAAAATTTTTGCTATAAGTATAACATAATGTATTGCTACAATTGTTATACTCTTTATTATAAGGAAGTATTACTGTATCAAACATTGTGCTAAAATTAGTTGCTCTATTTAAACGATTTGAAGGATAGGAAGTAACATTACTTGTAGCTGATGACATATATATATATACTTTTTTTATTTAAATTTTTTGCTATACTTTTTTTAAAAGTATATATATTATTTACCACAAGATCCGCAACCTGGTCTAACATTATGAATTCGCCCAATAATTGGGCTATTTAAAGCTTGCGCTTTGGGTTTTGGGACTGAAGCTAATTTTGCTTGAAAAGCGGCTATTTGTTTTTTGGAATAATTACCATTATTTAAATTCATAAATATTTGAGCGGGCATATTATTATAAATAATACAAATATTTAAATTTACTCTAAACTTTATAAACAAGTTTTTTAATTAAATTTTTAAATTAAATTAATTGATTATTTGATTTTATATTTTTAATAATATAAAGGATTTGAATCTTCAACAATATTACATTCACATGGAAAATAAATTTTTAATTGATCACACGTTTTATCTTCAGTTGATTCATCATCAAATTGAACTGTATATATTTCGGTTATTGAATCAAACTCAATAATTAATGATCTCACATAATATGGACTATCTCCTTCAGTTACATAAACATAATCCCCTACTTTAAAAATATCTGTACATGTTATTTCAGGATCTGGATAATATAATGGATTATCATATATTTGCGAATCATCATTTTTATTTGTAATAGGACAATCACAACTACTCACAATACTTGTTTTTGTTATCTTTCCTCCATAAACTGGGAATGCTCTATTAAATGGTATTGGAGCTCCAAAATTTGGAGGTATTATACCTCTCCTTAATGGAGCTTTTCCTTTGAGTCTATTTAAATATCTATCATATGAATTATGCTTTATATCACATCCTATTCCACCAGGAGATTGCGCGCCAGGTCTTGGACCTGTTACTGTATGTCTTGTACTATTAGTTCCATATGTAGGAACATATGTTTTTTGTACGCTTGGAATAGGTCGATCACTCATCTGATTCCAGCAAACATTATGAGTAGCTACTCCTGGTTTTACATAAGCGTTTAATGATCCTAAATTCATTGTATAGAGAGAAGAAGCTACTCTCACTGTGTTTTGAATAAGTTTTTGTCTTTGATATTGATTTGCTGGAGTATTTGAGTTTAAATTTGTATCACAACTTCTGAGTCTGTAATAATATTCATCTTTGGTTTTATTGTTTGATGAATAATTATATGGATATTTATATACAAGTGATGTTTTAGAATACATATATATATACTTTTAAAAAAGTATATATACTTTTCTCTAATTTCATTTAAGAAAATGAATTTCTTAAATGAATTTAAAATAAAATTGATTTTTTATTAGTAAGTATAAATAATACATACCTTAAATAACACAAGAATATAAATTCGATTATGTCTAGATTATGCTGTATATATTGCGGTAAAGATTATAAATTGCGAATTAATTTAGATAAACATTTTGTTTTATGCGAAATTATACATAAAGCAAAAAATAAAGATAAAAATAAAGATAGAGAAACTGAAGAAATTAATGAAGATTTACCTTCACAAAAACAAATGTATAAAATGATTTTAGAATTAGCATTAAAATATAATAAATTAGAAGAAAAAGTTGAATTAATGAGTAAGTGGGTTGATAAAAAGAAGAAGAAAATTAATGTTTTAGATTGGTTAAATACTAGTTCTAATTTAAAACCTGAATTAATTTTTGATAATTTAGCAGATACTATGAGTATTTTAGAATCTGATCTGAATATATTATTTAACAGTAATTTTTATGATATGTTAAATGAGATATTTTCAAGAAATATTTATGATAAAAATGAAGAGGAAATTTCATTATTTTCCTTTATTCAAAAAACTAATACTATATATATTTATACCAAACCTGATTCACAATCTTCGGAAATTTGCTGGATTGAACTATCTAGAGAAAAACTTGTTTATTTCTTGAATAAAGTACATTATAAAGTGTTTAAAGCATTAGTAGAATGGAATAAATTAAATCAAGCAAAAATAAATAATAGTGATCAAATGACTGAGATGTATAATAAAGCTAGTGTTAAATTAATGGGAATTGATTTTAAACATGATTCAACCTTTAGCAAAATTAAATTTAGTATGTATAATAAATTGAAAAAAGATATGAAAGCTCTTATTGAATATGAGTTTGAATTCTAAACTTTATATTTTAAATATACTTTTTAAAAAAGTTATAACGAAGTTACAACGAAGTATAGAAAATTTATATTATCTTCTTCTACTTCTTTTACTTCTTTTACTTCTTTTACTTCTTCTACTATTTTTTTTTGTTCTTCTAATACGTTTATTTCGTCTAGTTTTTCTTTTTCCTCCTGTTACTGGTATTCCATTTGCGTTCTGATAATCAACAATTATTTTTGAAGGCGAATCATCATAATCATCCATTAGCTTACAAATATCAAAATATATACCTTCTATTTCTAAAGATTCTAAAAACTGAATTTGTTCGTTGTTAAATCCGCGATCGAATAAATCTTCTCTCTCTTCTTCGTTAAATATTTCAGCCATATTATTATACTATAATATGATAATAATTTTTATTTGTGGTACTTAGATTTTTTACTTCTACTTCTTTTCATTTTTTTACTTCTTTTACTTCTATTTCTTTTCATTTTTTTACTTCTTTTACTTCTATTTCTTTTCATTTTTTTACTTCTTCTACTTTTTTTATTTCTTTTATATCCCCCAATACTTTTAGCTTGTGGTACATTTGATGCTGATGATGTAAATTGAATTATCTGTTTTATTGGGTACTGAACTTCATTTTTATAAGCTGTAAAAAAATACAATTTTGATTTTATATTTTCTCTAACATCACTTGTAATTGCGGATTGAGAAACTCCTGCGGTTCTTTGTTGTATAATATAATTTATTGGTTTTGTAATATAATCTTCTTCTGAATAATATGATACACTATCTTGAAATGGATTAATACACGTTCCAGATATATAACGATCATATAATCCATATTCATTAATTTTAGAATCTGGTAATTTCATATTAAATATATAATAACCCTCTCTATGTATACGTTCTTCTGCTGGAATTACATCTAAAATAAATTTACCAACTTGAAAAATAATATTATTAGTGTCTTCATATAAACTTTCTTCTTTTCTTACCGCAAGTATTTCATAAATTTCAACATGTGCTTGAAAATTATCTAGTTGAGTATTATATTCTGTAATTTTATGATATGAATCTTGTATTAAATTATAATTTTCTTCTAAAAAACTTGATTTTTGATCGAGTGTTTTTAAACTTGGCGGGAAAAGTGTAATGAATCTTTTTTCAATTTCTACTCGATTGCGAGGTAAAGATGGTAAACAACTAATTATTCCATTTGGATTAATTCCATCTATATAAGTATAATCATTTTCTATATCTGGATGAGCTCTTAAAAATGCTTTTGGATAAATTTGTTTAACACCTGTTGCGTCTGTTACGGAGACAAATGGTAATAAATCGAAATTTTCATTAATAAAAATTTGTAAACGAATATCTAATAAAGTTGCTTGAATATAATTATCAAATTTATTAATTCTTTCAATTTTTCCTGGTTGTAAAAAACATAATCTCCACATTCCTAATTCACTAACAGATGTGTATGCCTGATAATTTTGTATGATTGATGTGGCTAAATTTCGAGATTGAAACATAATTTTCTTTCTATCTTCAAGTAAGCCTTTTGTTTTGTCAAATGAAAATAAATATGCTTTAGAATCCGCTACAGATTTAGAAATTAATGTAAAACTAAAATTATCTATCGTTATAGAAAATCTATCAGAAGCCATTAATAATATATTATTTTATTTTATTATATATTATTATATATTATTTTGATATTTGATTAAAAATGGTTGATTAAAGGTTTGGATAACTAGGAGGACCACACAAAATTCCACACTCTCCGCATCTTTGAGCATTACCTCTTTGAATAAGAATATACCCAGACATTCCCCATGATGTCCCCCAACTATTTTTTACCTTGTAATAATCTGTTCCATCTGACCATGTTCCATATCCAACCGCCAAAACACCATGATCCAAATTTGTTCCACATGTTCCAGTTAAAACACCACTTTTATACGATTGAAACGCAGGTTGATTTGCTTGAATCGCAATAGATACTGGTTGTTGAACTAGAGCAGTCATTAAAGCAGAATCGGAATTTTTTGCTACATCAGTAAAAGACTTGGGAGTTACAGCCGTATTTTTTGAGCATGTTGTATAACACGTTCCCTTTTGACCAGTAGTTCCAGATGTATAAGGATAACCAGACTCAGTACATAGCCCACCGTTTGACTTTGTCCATGTAAAAGCATTATTCATTAAACCACCATTACAAGCGGAATCAATTGTATCACATGATACTAAATTTTGCTCAGAAAAAGATACAAGAGAACCATACTTGATTTGATAGGCACCTTCAAGGGCTCCTGTCGCAGAAAAAGACCAGCAAGAACCACAGTTACCTTGATCTTTTACCCCTGTTACTGCTCCCTTTGTAGACCAATCAACACTTGTAGGAAGAGCTGTTAGATTTTGGCTTGCCTCAAGAATATAATCAGCTTCTTCAGTTTCTTCTGATTTGGCATCTAGACCAAGACGAACATATGCTTTAAACTCATCAAAACTCATGTGAGAAAATTGGTTATGACCAAGAGTGTATGTACTATCTTTATTCTCATTATGCGACTCGATAATATCATCATTATTGGCAAAATTATTCAACATATTTGCGAAATGGTTTCCATCTTTTATGGTAATATTAAAGTTTGTAAGCCAATCTACAAATTTCTCTTCGTAAAATTCACGATTATGAATATTTTTATTAAATAATTCTCGTCGAAGATTATTTTCATCGCTGTAGACAGAAAAAATCGAGGCTAACAAAAGAAAAAGTTTTGACATTTTATATTATTACTTAATATTTTCTTTTTATTATACTTTCAAATAATATTTATAAAAATATTATTTCTAATAAAAATAATATATTTTTATTTACTTCTTACTTCTTACAGAGACTTCTTATAAATATTTCTTATTAAAATCTTCTACGGTAATTAACGGTATTCCTAGCTTTTTAGCATCCGTTGCTTTTGTTGTATCTTCTTCTAAATTTTTTACTATAACAAGATATGTATTTTTTGAAACACTTGACCCTAATTTCGCCCCTGCGTTTTTAATTTGTTCTTCTAAATTTTTATCTCTGAATCCTGTGATAATTATTGTTTTATTGTACAAAACATTTGGTTCAATCTTTTTATTAATGAAAGATTGATTATGAAGTTTATATTCTAATCCGCACTCTTTTATAAAATTATTAAAAGATTCAATACTTTCTACAAATGTTGTTGCTGATTTTTCAGCAATCCCTTTAACTGATAAGATTTTTTGGGTCTTTTGGGTATTTGTTTCTTTTGAAATTAAAATATCTGAATACTCATTCATAATAAGCTCAATCTTCTTTTCACCTAAAGTTCTACCAAATAAATTTGATGCTGACATTAGAGTAATGAGAGAAGCAGAAGTTGTTTTATCTTTAATTCCATTATAAATTTTATTTGCCATTGTGCTTTTGAATCCTTCAACTTTTAAGAAATCTGCGATCGTCATATTAATTATTTTTGGAACTGTATCGTATTTAGCTTCCATAATTCTTAAAACATTTCCACTTCCTAATCCTTCAACTTCAATACCTTTAAAGAATCCTGTAATATTCTTCTCTCTAACTGTAATATCTTGATCCAAATTTTCAAGAACAATATCCACATGTGTGTGATTCCATTTATAAGCTAGATCCGGCATTTTTGGCGCTGACGCAGGTGTTGTAATGTTCAAAATATGTGGAATTACATCTCCACTTCTAACTATTTGAATTACTGCTCCAATTCCTATTTTGTTATTTTGTATAAAAGCACCATTAAATCCTGTAGCATATTCTATTGTTACACCGCCTAAATTAATTGGTAAAATTTGTACTCGGGGTTTTAAATATCCATCTTTACTGGGAGTCCAAATAACATCTACTACAATTGCTTCTGCTAATTGATCAGAGAGAATCATTTTAAACGCAAATGCGTGTTCTGGATTTCCTAGTTTTCTCTCATGAACTTTATTATTAGTTACAATTATTCCATCAATTTCATATTCATACAATCTTCTATTGTCTATCAAGAGTTGAGACAATAACTCGTTTGAAATATTTGGTTCTAATCTATTAAAAACGCATTTAGTTTTTAAAGTGTTTAATAAAAATTCCATTTGTTCTTTCGGATTTAAAACAGGTTTAATTACCTCATATGCTACAAAATCAACATCTGGGATTTTATTTTTATCAACTGCTTTATGATTTATTATTCCAGCAACCATATTTCTTGGATTCGCAAATTCGTTTTTATATTTTGTTTCAAATACATTTTTTTTAATTATGAATTCACCTCTAATTACTATTCCTTTGTTTTTTGGTAAATTTAAATATGGGATTAAATAACTTACATCTTGTCCGACTTTTCCATCTCCTCTAGTGTATAATTTTGGAGTTTGATCTTCAGTTGTATAAAGTCCACTTACTCCATCTAATTTACATGATAATACATAAGGTCCTTGAAACTTTTTAGTCCATGATAATAAAATATTAGTATCAGGTTTTATTTTATCCATTGACCCCATTTGATAAGGGAGAATTGCTTTATTTTTATTTTGTTCTACTGGTGCGCCTACTTCTTTATACCAAGAAGAATAAGCTAATGGTTCTGTTAGTTCAAAATAATCCTTAATAATATCATATTCGGCATCGGTTAGCAAAGGGGATTGATTATGATATGCTTTGGTTAGCTCTCTTAAAATATGAGTAAAATTATTTGCGCTTAGTGTTTTTAACGCGTTTGCACCAGTTTTTTTAAAATTATTTATTATTTGTTCAAAATTTATTAATGGATCAAAATTTATTAATGGATCAAAATTTATTAATGGATCAAAATTTATTAATGGATCATCTTCAATGATTAATTTTTTTTTTAGTGTTTTTTTTTCAGCGATTTGATTTGTTTGAGGTAGGAGTTGGGTTTGAGGTTCAATAAGTTTAAAGGCTCGGCCATCAACACGTTCCCAAGGCTCTCTGTATTCCATATTTAAAAACTTGAATATATCTTGTTCACACACGAATTTATGTTCTACCTTTTCTTTTTGTTCCTTTATTTTATTTTTATTTTCTATTTTGTAAAGTCCATGTTCATTCATTGTTAACCCCATTGTAAGTGCTTGGCTTCTCATAATTGTATTAAAAATTTTACTTCCAGTAAAATATAAAATCGAAAATGGATATTCTTCTTTGGTTGTATACAAGAAATCTACACGTCTTGCTACTGCTCCAGGAGTTATTTTTGTTATAACAAGACATTTTGATGAACCTCTAGAGAGAACTTCTATTATAACCTTTTTTTTTATTAATGTATCAATAAAAGTTGTAAATGTTTGTCTCGATTCTGATGTAATAATAATATCAATGTCTCCGGAATCTGCTGCTCGGCGGCGATAAGAGCCGACTATTTCATAGCTTGCGTTTTCCAAGAAAATACTTTTGAATAATGTATTATAAATTTCTATTTCTGAACGAGGTATGCGTTTTAAAATATCTTCATAATATTTAAGACCTACTTTTTGTGTTTCATTTAATAATTGATTTTGATTTGATCTTAATTGATCAATTGTCGTTATTCCTTGTTCGACTAATTCTTGGGCTTTTTTGGGGCCAATGCCATATACATCAGATAAAATATTAACTGGATTATTTTTCTCTCTTTCTATTATTTTTAGAGTACCTGTAGTAATGAATTCTTCCAACTTTTCTAATATAGCTGGACCAATATTAGGCTTGCCTTTTAATTCATTTAGACTTGTAATATCATTTGATTCCATCATAATAAATTCTTGTGCTTTTTGATAAGCTCTGGCTCGAAAAGTTTCTCCTTGTTTTAACATTATCTTTGATAATGCTTCCAGAATTTCTATAAATTTTTCATTATAACGACTCATTTTGCTATAGGTTTGATTTGACATTTAATATGATTCTTTTTTTATCTTTAAATATATTTATTATTATTCAATAGATTCAATTTTATTTGTATTTTTTATATTATTTTTTATATTATTTTTTATATTATTTTTTATATTATCAGTTGAAACTCCGATTATTTTTCAAAATAAGTTAAAGATAATATAAAGATAATTTATATAATATATAATATATAACATGCCTTATATTTTAGAAGTACAAAAAATTAATCTTGCTGGACATAATGCTTATCCAGAAAGCGAACATATTGGTTATATTAATAAAGTATTCAAAACAAAACAAGAAGCAAGTGATTATTATGATAAATTTAATCCACATATGCGTTTATTAAACGCAGATAAAAATTGGTGTAGTGATTATGATCCAAATTCTGGTTTAATGTATATCGTAAGAGAACATTTCTATGAATATTTAAAAATATCTCCGTTTGAAGATAATAATAAAAAATAAGTAAAAAATAAAAAAAGGGATTACCTTCCACATTAGTAGAAGATTTTACGTTGTATAAAACAACCCTTTAATTATTATGGCATAATTAATTACTTAAATTTTTTAAACTACAATCTATAAAACTACAATCTATAAAACTACAATGTATAATTTATAATCTACAAACTACAATCTAATCTAATAACCACTAATAATTTTTCTTAATTCTTGTTTTAGTCTTTTATTTTCACTCAGAAGTGATGTGACTCTTTTGTCAGCTTGAAGAAGCAGTTTCATAGTTTCATTTCCGTTATCATTGATAACGTCAATGTCCCATGCTTTTTGAATTGCGTCCGCAAATTCGGATTCAACATCAACTTCCATTTCTTGACATAGCGCTTCATATTCTAGAAATTGATATTCTTCTTCGTCTTGATAGTAGGAATTGTCTTCGCCGTCGTATAAATCTTCAATTTCCATTTTCGTGTCTGTTGTCCTTTCCAATAAGATGAGTTTTCTTGGTTTGTCTTCCATTTGATTCTCTTCCATTTGATTCTCTTCCATTTGATTCTCTTCCATTTGATTCTCTTCCATTTGATTCTCTTCCTCCACTTCCATTTGATTCTCTTCCTCTTCAGTCTTTTGAATGAAGAATTGTTTCCTTGGTGAAACATTTTCATTTACAATCCAATACCACGGATCATCATAAACTAGAAGTGATTCCTTTGCGTCACTTCTAATCTTTTCCTGGAAATGTCTTGCGGATACGTTGTCAAACCAATAATCAATATGAATATAAGCTGAATTGTACGGCTTTCCGTCTTTTCCAATCTTGGAAACAAAATCAATTCCACTTATTCTTGCCAAGTTCAGTTTCTCGAATAACTGAGCAATTCTTTTCTTGTTAATATTAGGGAACACGTGCGCAATATATAAACTCTCAATCTCAATTGAGAACTCAAAAGGAGCAGTAATATTTTGCATCATTTTCTTATTTGAGGATTCTTTCTTTAAAACTTTGTAGTAACTTTATAATATTTGTACTCTAATTTATAAAAATAAAAAGTATTTCAATTTTTTTATTTTTATATACAAAAAATAATTTACTATTTTTTTATTTATTTTTATTTTTATTTTTATTTTTATTTATTTGATTTTTTATTTATTTTACTCTTCTTTTGTTTTCTAGAGTATTTTTTACTGTATGAAAAAGATTTCCTTTTCTTCTTAGATTTCCTTTTTTGTTTTCTACCACCTAGTTGAAGAGTCATAAAATCATGTAAATCAGAGTCTAATTTAAATCCAAATTTTTTATAATAATTAACAGCAGTTTCAGAAGCAACTAAACTTATTGTTCTCATTCCTTTTCTTCTACTTACATCAATAAGACTTTGTAATAATATTTTACCTCCACCAGAGTTAGTTATTTGATTACTACATAAAATAAAAATATCTATTTCGTATTTTTTTATAGATTCTTCATCATCATCATTTTCCTCGTAATTGAATATAAGTATCGCTTGTATATCATCGGCATTTTGAATTTCTTCAATAGAATCCTTATTTGATAAAATTAAAATAGTATCACCGCCCATAGAATGTCCAGCTATCATTGCTGTATTAATACCTTGGGATTTACCTGTTGAATCAAATTTTTTACAAAATGTTGCGCCACTGGAATCCTTAGCTTTTAAAATTAAATTAAGAATTCTTTTAAATTCTTCTAATGAAAAAATATTATATCCATATGCGTCAATTAATTCAGTTTCAATTTCATTATGTAAATCATTTTTATAAGCTGGTTTTTTTAAACAAATAAATAATCCCATTATATTAATATAAATTATAAAAATAAATAAATAAAAATAAAAAAATGAAATAAAAATAAAAATAAATAAATAAAAATAAATAAATAAAAATAAATAAATAAAAATAAATAAAAAAATAGTAAATTATTTTTTGTATATAAAAATAAAAAAATTGAAATACTTTTTATTTTTATAAATTAGAGTACAAATATAAAGCTTTATAAATTTAAAATTTACAACTAACCTCCAACCTCAAACCTCAAATAAAGAAAATAATGAACGCAATTGAGATCATTGAGTGTCCTATCTGTATGGATCAGATTGAGATGGAAAAAAATCGGGTTACTACTGAATGTGGTCATTGCTTTCATGCCAGTTGTCTAATGACAAATGTTGCTCATAATGGGTTTGGGTGTCCTTATTGCCGAACTGCTATGATTGAAGCAATATCTGATTCTGAAAATAGTGACGAGGATTATGACGAGATTTCATTTAATTCTGAAGAAGGACCTGATTATAATGATCATGTTCTTAGAGGAGCTAGATGGATGTTCCAGCGTGCGGAAGGCGAAGAGGTTGATGATTCTGATGAATCCGAATCTGACTCTGATGATGAAGAAGCTGAAAGAGTTGAAGTTCATCCTAGGCCAACAGTTGATTACATTGTTGAAAAATTAGTTGAGCGTGGCGTTTCTATGGAAGATTTGGTTAAGTCTATTCTTCTAAGAGATCACGATGAATACCAATTTCACGATGAGTTTGAAAGAGGAGATGGTGAATTGTTTGGTAAACTCCGAATAATCATTTCGAACTTTCGTCCTCAAGCTCCAGCTCCTGTTGTTGCTTTAGAATCTGTTGTTGCTTTAGAACCTGTTGTTTTAGAAGAAGGAGAAGTTGAAGAAGGAGGAGACGATGCTTTAACATCTTTTCAACGATTTAATCAGTATTGCGATTCTTATTACCAAAGAAAAAGAGAATCTCATTACGAAAAAATGGATTTATTACTTGAAATGAGTTCTAAATTTGAAAAAATGGAAGAAGATGACGACATTCTTCCTCATGTCAAACAAATGGTTCCTTTTCAAATGAAAGGATCTTGCTGTTTTTAAGTATTATACAAAGAAAAAGAAAAAAAGAAAAAAAAAGAAAAATATATTTTATCAACTAATTATTTGTATTTATATGTTTTATAGGTTTTATAAAGATAAAGATATCTCGGATTTGTAAAGGTAAGCATTATTTATTATTATATTATATTTAACTCTGTACTAACTTCTTTTTTTTCTTTTTCTTTTTCTTGGGTTTGGTTTTGAAATAATGTTAACAATTCATAATATTCCTTTACTTTTTTATTTATTTTTATTCTTCCTGCATCAAATGATGTCAAATATAATCCATGTAATGATTTTACTCTTGAAAGCGCCACATATGTTTGTCCACATTCAAATATACCACTTCCAACATCTATTTCTGCTGTATCCAGAGTCGCCCCTTGTGATTTATGAATCGTTAGCGCCCATGCCAAAATTAACGGCACTTGGGAAACTCCTATTCCTGGAATATTTTCACTTGACCAAATATGCCTACTCATTACCATCTCAATACCATTATTGTATTTTACAATTGGCAAATTTGTAGCTGGACAAAACTTTGTAATAATTCCTTGACTTCCATTACATATCATCTCTTCATTCGGCATTTGAATATTTATTATACACATTACTTGTGAGCCTACTTTTAATTTTATATTTTTATCACATATTAAATTTGCTGTTAAATAATCTAAATCTGTTTGAATGTCTTCTCTTGTATATTGTAGTCTCAATTGTTTTTCTTCGGATGTCATTTCTCCATCTAATACCTGTTTAATAATATATTCTTTTTCTTCCGTATCTAGCGCACACATTTTTGAATTATTTATATATTCTACCTTGTTCTTTGTAGGGAAAAGCTTTGTTGGCTCTACTACTAGATTTTCATCGGCTTCTCTGCCTACATATTGTAAGAGAAGTTCATTTGATTTCTTTTTTATTTTTCCTTCACGGATCTGGTTTAAAATGGATGAATAAATTTCGTCTGATTGTCTGAATATTTTTATTAGTTGAATTTGACAATCTTGTTTGAAAATGGTATTCCAATTGTCGCTTTCAAAACAAAAACGTTGAGTATCTAGATCATCATTGCTTTTTATTGGTGGCAACTGATAAAAATCACCCGAAAATATTAATTGAATCCCTCCAAATGGTCTTGGGTTTTTTCTTATTGCTTTTCCAATTTCATTCAACATGTCAAATAATTTTAGGGATAACATACTTACTTCATCTACTATTAGTACATCTGTATTTTGCCAGATCTGCTTTTTATATCTACTCCCTTGGATTTTTTTTATGTTTTGATCTATTGTACCATTTCCTAATCCGACACCAGACCATGAATGGAGAGTTTTTGCTTTACAATTTAATAAAACCGCCGCGCAACCAGTAAGTGCGCAAACTTGAATTGATTTTTTACAATGCTCTTTTATTTTTCTTATTAGAGCGGATTTTCCTGAGCCTCCTGGTCCTGTGATAAATATATTATAACCTTTAACATATTTATCAAATGATATTTGTTGTTCTTTTGAAAGTTCCATTTTTTAAAGTGGTTGATTATTATAATTATTGATTTGTCTTTATTATGATTTTATAAATCAATTTTTTATTTCCACTTTTTTCACAAAGTTATGAAAGTGGAGCAAAAAATATTCTAAGAAAGTAGAACTATATTAATTTATTTATCAACCTTTTTTTTGCTCCACTTTTATTAAAAGTGGATTTGATTTTTTTATCCTTTCTTTTAATTCCTTGATCTCCTTTATTAATATACCTATTAAACCTATATAATTTATAGATTGATTTTCTTCACCGTCCTTTTCTCCTTTTACTAAGAATGGATAATATTCTTGTAATTCATGAGCTATTAAACCTATATCTTGTTTTCCTGATATTTTATTTGTATATATTACTGGTCTTAGATTATCCACTGTAAATACTGGTAAGAAATCAATTGACGCAACATTTTCTTTTATACGATAATCTGATGTAGTTGTGAACGAAAGTGCTGAACAATTATTCGTTATGATTAAATCCGCATTTGGAATATACACTTCTGATGTTGTTGTTGAATCTCCTAACACTATTTGATTTGAAGCGGTTATTTTTGCGTTTGCTCCTAATGCGGTTGAATTATTGAAATTATTTGCGTTACAATCCGCTTGATACCCAATACATGTATTATAATTTCCAGTTGTATTTGTTTTTAATGATTCATATCCAATTGCGGTATTATAATTACCAGTTGTATTTAACTGTAATGAGTTATTTCCATTTGCTGAATTACCTCGACCAGTTGTATTTAAATTTAAAGACCCAGCTCCATTTGCTGTATTATAATTACCAGTTGTATTAGTATATAAAGCATAAGCACCATTTGCTATATTACTTTCACCAATTGTATTAAAATACAAAGCATCATATCCACTTGAGGTATTATAATTACCACTTGTATTAGTATACAAAGCATTAGTTCCATTTGCTGTATTATAGTTTCCGGTTCTATTATTATATAAAGCATTAACTCCATTTGCTGCGTTTTGTGATCCAGATGTATTTAATAATAATGATTCAAAACCTACAGCTGAATTATATAAACCAGTTGTATTTGCTTTCAATGATTCTCTCCCAACTGCTGTATTATGCGTTCCAGTTGTATTTGAATATAATGATTGATACCCTAGAGATGTATTATTTCCACCAGTTGTATTTGAAAATAACGATTGATATCCATTTGCTGTATTTGTTGATACATTACCTGAACCTCTACCAATAGTTAAATTATTTATTGTCGCATCTTGATTTGAAACTATGTTTCCTGATACATCTAAAGTACCTGTTGGTCCAGATGATTTTCCAATACCAACTGTGTAGCTTAAATTTGTAGGATATAATAATGTTCCGATTAGTGCCCAATAAGGGGTGCCAGTTGGCCCGGTGTCGCCAGTTGGACCTCCTCCACCTCCACCACTTGGGCCTGTTGGACCTGTTGGACCTGTTAAACCTCCACTAGTAGGAAATAATGGTTTAGAAAATGACATCGTATATATATATATATATTAGTGTAATAAAATCGAAATATTTACTAATCTTATTATCTTTATTATTTGCTAATTTGCTATATTTTTAAAATATACTTTTAAATATACTATCTTAAATATATCTACTTTATATATATATGAATTTTGATTTGAATATTAATAACTACAAAAAAAATGAATTGATAGAAATGTTTGATTTACCTCCTAATTATGGACGAGACCTTGTTGATATTAAAGAAACAAAATTAAGAGAAAGCATTTTAAATAATAAACAAATTAAAGATGAAGTTAGAATGAAAACTATTTATTTTTTAACAGAAGCCAAAAAAATTTTATTAGGAGATGTTTATCAAAAAGTTGAAGAAGCCAATGAAAAAGTCAAAGATTATTTTAATAATATTTATGATTTAAAATCTGTTAAAATAGAAGATGCCGATAATGAACATATGGTTCAAGTCAGAAAAGATAAACCATATCTTAATTCATCTCCCAGCGAATTCTTTCCTGGAATAATTAATCCTCTTAGCAGAAAAGTTAACAGGCAAAACCTGAATATCGATTCTAGATTTAGAGAGAATTACTACGGATCTCTATCTACTAACTTTAATGTATCTCTTCCTCTAACATTAAATAATGTACTAACTATGCAGTTAGCAGCTATTGAACTTCCTACCACATTTTATAATATTTCTAAGCAATGTGGTAATAATTATTTCACTTTATCCGTTACTGATCCTCTAGATTCAGATGTATTTCACTCGAGGGTTGTAAATATTCCTGATGGCAACTATACTTATGTTGGAATTCAAAATGTACTTAATACTACCATGGCTAATATAGCCAATTCTGATCCATCATTAGTAAATTTTCAGTATATTATTTTTGGCATTAATGTTAATAATAACAATGGTAGCGGACAAATGTTTGTATCTGTTGCTAATGATCCTTTAGTAGTACCTCCTGGCATTAAATTCTCACTCGACTTTCAAGCCGATAGAAATGGTAATGATGATCGTAATACGCCTTTACCATTAAAACTTGGATGGATATTTGGATTCAGAAATGGCATTTATGTTAATAATATTAATTATGTGTCTGAAGGAATAGTTGATTTACTCGGACCTAGATACCTTTACTTAGTTGTTGATGATTTTAAAAATAATGTTAATAATAATTTTTTTAGTGCATTTAATTCATCCATATTAAATAAAAATATATTGGCTCGTATATCATTACAAGCAAATACATTTAATATTTTTATTGAAAATGGACTTAATATTATTTCAACTCCTAGACGTTATTTTGGTCCTGTCAATATTGTAAATTTGAATATTCAATTATTAGATGAATATGGTAGGATTATTGATCTAAATAACATGGATTTCAGCTTTTCTCTTAATTTTGAAACTGTTTATGATTTATAATCAACCTTTGAGAAAGGTTGAGCCAAAATAAAGTGGAGCAAAAACAATTTAAACCCACATTTCATAAATTTATCGAAGATCATAAATTTATTGAAGATCATAAATTTATTGAAGAAAAGCTCATTTAGATTTCTCCTGTTAATCTGTATTTTAACCATGATGTTGGCGAAATTTTTGTGCCACCATTATATTTTACAGCATAATTTTCTTTAATAAGCCAATCATTTATACATAAATCGTCCAAATAAACATCGGCTAAAATTCTTCCATATTTTTCAGTTCCCACATTTTTTAGTATGATTTCCTTATGTAATATTAAATTAGATAATGCGTCTCTTGCAACTTTCGCCGCAGCCTTTTCATCTTCATTTTTTCCTTTTATTTCTGGAGTGTCAATTCCATTTAGTCTTACTGAGAATCTAAATAAAGGCGATTTTTCTATAGGTAAATGAGCTGCTATTGTTATTGAATCACCATCATATACTTTAATAACTTGGCCTCCAGTTATCGGCATTGTAAAGGCGGTTGTATCTTCCCATTTAATTATACGTGTTTTTTGTGTTTCTAATTCTTTTTCTTTTACTTTTTCTTTTACTTGTTCTTCAGTTTCAGTTTCTTTCTTTAAACAAAATAAATATTTTGTAATATTAATTTTAAATAATGACATTTATATATATAATAATTTATAAATATATATTATAAGATGCCTCATTCATTTAATAATTTTTCAGCAAAAGCTGCTTTCGGTTCAAATAAAGAATCTAATGAAGCTGGCAATTATATTTTAAAAAAAAAAGCTCGAGCAACTTATTGTTCATCTTCTAGTTGTCCACCAAGATATAATTTAAATACTCCAGGAGAATTGAATTTATTAAGAACAGCCAAATATATTGATAGAAGTAATAATCAATTACCATTTAATAAAAATAATTTAAATATTAACTTGGTAACAAAACTTGATTTAAATGATGTTTGTGTTATTGAAGATGCCAGCGGAAATTTATGTGCTAATGATGGTATAATATATAGTGAAATTCCTAATTTTTATAATAGGTATATTATTGATCCAAGCGGGCAATTATTCGGAAATACTTCATGTGGCACTAATAATTTTTTAAATTATTTAGTTTATAATCCTCCTCCTGTTTTTGATAATTTATAAATAACATAAAATGATATTGATATTGATATTATTATTGTATAATTAAAAATATTTTTAATTATACTAATTTTTATTTGTTCTTTTTGTTCTTTTTGTTCTTTTTCTTTTTGTTCTTTTTCTTTTTGTTCTTTTTCTTTTTCTTTTTCTATTTGTTCTTTTTCTTTTTGTTCTTTTTCTTTTTGTTCTTTTTCTTTTTCTTTTATTATTGGCTCTTGTATTTTTTCTTTTTGTTCTATTAGTTTTATTATTTCTTTTTTTTTTATTTTATTTGGCTGATAAAAATTATTTTGTATTATATTATTAATATTATTATTATTGTCTGGATCACAAAAATGACCCCATTCATTATCAAAATTATTAATTGCATTTAATGTATCTTGAAATTCTTTAAATGTAATTGCGGACTTTGATTTTTCAAACATATTATTAGTATTAAGTTTAATAAGTATTATAATAATTAAATTTAACAAATCAATTTTTATTTTTATTTTTATTTTTATTTTTATTTTTATTTTTATTTTTATTTTTATTTTTATTATTTTTATTTTTATTATTTTTATTTTTATTTTTATTTTTATTATTTTTATTTTTATTTTTATTTATTACATTTTAAGCATTCTTTTAGCTTTTATAGAAATATTTCTGTATTTTCTTTTTCCTGTTTTACTTAAATATTCACGAGCACGAACAAACGCAGCATGTACTCCTTTTTTGCTTACTCTACATGTATTTTTTTTACATATTGGAAAAGTTTTTCCTGGTCCTAGAAAACATTTTTTACCACATTTATTTAACATTACGGTTTTTTGGTGAAATCCTGGTTTAAGATTTGACCAAAGAGTATTTTTACGACTTTTAGACATATAAATAAGTACATATTTTTATTTTTATTTATTTGTATTTGTATATCTTAAATATGGAAGGTAATTTTATTAATTTAACAGGTATCAATTCTATTTTTAAAAAATCTGTATCTTTGAATAATAATAATGTAAATAATAGTTTTGATTTAGATATTAATTATGCTGTAGAAGAAGGTAGTGACTTAGATGATTCAAGTGATAGTGAATCTAAAAATGATTTAGATAAAGATAAAGATACTACTTTAATACCTATAAATCCTATTCCTGATATTGAAAATAATATTTATAATGAAAATAAGGGTTATAATGAAAATAAGGGTTATAATGAAAATAAGGTTTATAATGAAAATAAAGTTAAGTATAATAGGTTAAATTATAAAGCCGTTGAAAAAAAGGTCGATCTTAACTATTTTGATAAACATCATAAGTATTCTAATTCTTTAGATATTTTAGCCAGCTACTTAAAAGGACAAAAAATTATTTATATGGAATCCAAATATTATTCTGAAACTCAACTAAACAAATTAATGATGCCAGCAATCCTTCTCTCTACTACAGCAACAGTACTCGGATCTGTAATTCAATTTTTCTCTTGGGGAGCTATTTTAATATCGGCTGTTAATGGAGTCATTTCTTTTTTATTAGCAGTTGTTAATTATTTAAAATTAGATGCTCGCGCAGAAGCCCATAAAATATCTGCTCATCAATATGATAAACTACAAACTACTGTAGAATTTACTTCTGGTTCTATTTTATTGTTTCCTGATGAAATTTTAGATACCTCTGAAAAAAAACTTACTATTGAAGATAAATTAATTGGAACCTTGAATAATGTTGAAAAAAAAATATCTGAAATTAAAGAAACGAATCAATTTATTGTTCCACGTGAAATAAGATTACGATATCCAATTATTTATAATACTAATGTCTTCTCCATAATAAAAAAAATTGAAGATAAAAAAAAGAGAGCCATCACTAATTTAAAAAATATCAAAAATGAAATTAGATATTTCAACAAAATACAAGAAGCCAAGTATAATCTTGAGCCTAGCCAAAAAAAACGATTAGTTACATTATTTAACTTGAAAAAAGATTATGTTAAAGAAATATTAGTTTTAAAATCCGCGTTTTCTATTGTTGATCAGATGTTTGAGCAGGAAATTGAAAATGCTGAAATTATCAAAAAAAATTGGTTTAGACATCTTTTTTGTTGGCGAGGCAGTTTAAATATTAAAGAACCTGAAACTCTTAATAAATTTATTATTGGAATCATGGATCCTTTTAAGGATAAAGAAGATGATGATATGATTAGAAAGAGAGAAGAAGAATATCAGGAGGCGGAAAAAGAAAGGAAAAGGGAAACTGAAGAATATTTAAAAAAGAAAAAAGAAAAACAAGATAAAATTCTAGTTGAAAAAGAATTATGGAAACAAGAAATGAAAGATAAAAATATTGTTTGTTGGCCTTTTTTTTATTCTGTTTATAATGAGAAAAAGGCTGAGCAAAATAGGTTTGAAGAATGGAAAAAGGAACAATTACAATTGAAAGTATCTGATAATTTTCCTAAGGAAAAAGAAAAAGAAAAAGAAAAAGAAAAAGAAAAAGAAAAAGAAAAAGAAAAAGAAAAAGAAAAAGAAAAAGAAAAAGAAAAAGAAAAAGAACCTTTGAAAAAAGATGCCTTGGTTAAACAACCATCTGAAAATTTTCAATCATTTTCTATTTCTTCATCTTCATCTTCATCTTCATCTTCATCTAATAAAAAAATAGTACAGACTGACTCTGAATTAGAAAAACAAAAAAAAGATAATTATAATTTATCATTACAGATTAAAAATTTTGAAGAAGAAATAAAACGTTATAATAAAGAATCTGAATACATTAATAAAGAAAATCTTTTTTTACGAGAACTTTTAAATAAAAAAACTACTGAAACTGATTTATTATCAAAAAATAATGAATTAGAAATAAATGATTCTAAATCTGAATATGAGGATAATATTATATTAGAGAATATCGATTTTACAACTGAAAATAATGTTGTATTAGATGATATTGTTGTAGATAATATTGTTGTAGATAATGATGTTGTAGATAATGATTAATTTTTAGTCAATTTATAATAAGTATTTGTATTATTATTATAAATTATATTTTATAAACTGTTTCCGACTTGCCGGAATCGAACCAGCGACAATTTGATACCCACAATACCTTCTTCCAAAGGTGCTAAACTACTACAGTCAAATGCTCTACCAACTGAGCTAAAGTCGGACTCCATATCTATATATCACGAATTCTTTAAATACTTTTTTTTAAATATATATATATCAACCTTTTGAAAAAGGTTGAACCAAAAAAATATATATATCAACCTTTTGAAAATATTTTATTTAACGAAATGTTTTAAATAACTTATTCATATCTCTTGGCATTTGATTTGGATTCTGAGATATATTTATATTATTTGTATGAAATAACAACTTTTTTGATTTTATTTGTGCTATTCGCCTTTGAGCTTCTTGCCTTTTAATATAATCTTGGATCAACATTTGTCTGTACTCTTCTTTTGTCATTGGTTTTGGGGGTTCTTCTATTACACCTGGTTCTTTATAATCTTTGAAATATTTATTTGTTATATAATTGCTTGAATTTGGCTCTCGTATTGTTACTTGTTTTTTTTGGACTTTATTAGATTGATTTGATTGTTTCGATTGATTTGATTGATTAGATTGATCAGATTGTATTGGATTCGCAAATTGTAATACTCCATTATGTACTACCATGTTTAGTGAAGATAAAATATCGTCATACGATACTTTCTTTTTTTGCGGAGTGTCTATTGTTTTATTCGCATTACTCCAGTAATTTACATAATTTGGTTCGTTTGCTAAGGTTGTTTCGTTTATTTCGAGTTCTTCGAAATTAAGCTCCATTATTTATATACAAAAGATTTTTTTTTTACCTTTCAACCTTTTCCACTTTTTCAACCTTTAGAAAAGGTTGATCCAAAAGGTTTTAAAAATGAAAACTGATTTCTTCCGTATTTTGGCTCAACCTTTTCTAAAGGTTGAAATAAATAATATATTTTTATTATAAGTATGCTTGATACATATATTAAAAATAGAGGAATGACTAAAACTATTATTCATAGTAATAATCGTAATACTATTAATGAAACTAATTGGGATGCCGACTATGATGGAAATGTTGCTAATGTTTCTTTAGATTTATCCAAAAATGGAAGAAATAAACATCTTGATTTTAGATTTACTAATGATGATTTAGCTAATCTTTTAACGATTCCTTCAGTTAATCAACCTATCCATAAAAGACTTAAAATAGATTTTGTTAAACCTGAATCCTTTAAACAAGTCTTTTTAGAGTTAGATCCAGATTCTTCGTCTTCATCTTCTTTAGATTTTGATAATATATTTAATGACACTACTTTAAAGGATACTATTTCAAATGACACTACATTTAAGGACAAGGCATTTAAGGATACTATTTTAAACGGGGAAAATTTTAACGGGGAAAATTTTAACAGGGAAAATTTTAACAGGGAAAATTTTAACGGGGAAAATTTTAACAATTCTTCTAAAAAAGAACTAGCTCAACTTGATCACATTCAAGATTTATTAACACATCTATCAAGCCCTATGCCGAATGAAGAATATATTATGCCTTTTCAAAATAATAGTTTAGAAAGTTTTAAACCTGTTATTAAAATTGTTCATAAGCCTTATAAGAGTCGTAAGAGACATAAGCATCATAATTATCCTTCGACAAGAAAGTCTTCGACAAGAAAGTCTTCGACAAGAAAATATTCGGCAAGAAAATCATCACGACGCCGCAGTTCTAGAAGAATTTAAATACAATCTTTTATAACAAAGTAAAAGAAAGGTTGAGCCAAATTTTGCTCTACTTTTTTTCAACCTTTTTTCAACCTTTTTTTCAACCTTTTTTTAAAGATTGATCCAATATATATTATTTTTTATATAAAAAATTAATATATATTTTTGCTCCACTTTTTTTTAAAAAGTGGATATATATGTCATTTAGGCAATATGGAGGAATTAACTATGCTGCCAGGAATAATATCGTGAAAAATAATTATAGCAATGCTAATAACTTAAGCGTCATGACAAAGGTTGGACAACCTTCTTCTACTATTAACTTTGAAAGTGATTTAAGTGCTAATATTATTTATAGTAATTTAACTGTTGATAATTTAACTGTAAAATATGATTCTAATCATAAAGGAATTTTAACTGTTAGTGATATTAATTCTAGTTCAGGGATTATGTATATTACTAATGATATTACTAATCCAGCAGCTACATTACGTATTATCTCTACTAATGGTAATAATTATATTCAATCTGGAAAAACTAGTGTCACTAAATCAGCGGCTGATTTACATTTTACAGATATGAATGATGAAAATAGATGGATGACAATAAAGAGTAATGGTATAGTAGGAATCGGATTTGAAAAAAATGAAAGTCCAAGTTATACATTAGATGTTAAAGGAAATTTTCGGGTTAGTCAAGATGCTTTAATTAATGGATTGACAGTTGGAAGAGGAACTAATAATGAATTATCAAATACCGCAATTGGAAATCAAGCATTATCTAAAAATGACGGTGGTTACCAAAATACCGCAATTGGGTATCAAGCATTATCTAAAAATGACGGTGGTTACTCAAATACCGCAATTGGGTATCAAGCATTACTTAATAATCAGGGTTATTATACTAGCGAGATAGATTTTGCTGGTCTCTCAAATACCGCAATTGGTCATCAAGCATTAACAAATAATATAAAAGGTAGTTATAATATTGCTCTTGGAACAGGTGCGTTGCTTCATACCAACTCAACTGGCAACATAGGAATTGGGATAAACACGTTATTATATAATGATGATGGTAATAATAATATAGCAATTGGAACGGAAGCAGGAACAGCATATCCTGATTCGTTAGAAAAAACGGGACCAAAGAGTTGTACTAACTGTAGTTTTATAGGACCTTATAGTGGTAATCTTACATATGACAATTATAATTATTCAACCGCAATTGGTTATTGCAGTCAGATTACTGCTAGTAATCAAATTGTTTTAGGTGGTTATAATGATGCTAGTGTTTATTATCCTGTTGTTTATATTCCTGGAACATTGACAGTTGATGGGAATTTGACAGTTAAATCTAGTTTGACAGTTGATGAGGATTTGCGTGCTAAAAAAAAAATATATATAGGAATAGATAATCCTGGTACTGGTACTGGAACAGAAGATACAGCATATTTAGAATATGTTGCGTTCGATGGTGAAAAAACCGTATTAAGAATAGCAGTAAAGAATGATCCTACTGATAATATTAATCTTGATCCCACAGGTAATGTAGGAATAAATACAGATGAACCACAATATAAGTTGGATGTACGAGGAACATTAGGTGTTAATAGTGGATTAACTGTTAGTGGTGGAGATACTCTTGTTTATAATAAACTTACTGTTGGTGATACTACTGTTAATGCTACTTATAAATTATATGTTAATGGAAATGCTTATGTTAGTGGTACATTAACTGCTAATAGTGGATTAACTGTTAGTAGTGGATTAACTGTTAGTAGTGGAGATACTCTTGTTTATAATAAACTTACTGTTGGTGATACTACTGTTAATGCTACTTATAAATTATATGTTAATGGAAATGCTTATTTTAGTGGGGATACTACATTGGGAGCAACTACTAGTTCAATTACAACTGTTACAGGAACATGTAAGGCTAATACTTTCGATGCTGTTTCTGATTATCGTATAAAGGAAAATGTATTAAATCTGGCGGGTGATTCAAAATTTATTGTAGATAATTTAAGACCTATTACGTATAAAAATATTTTATCTGGAAAACAAGATATGGGATTTATTGCGCATGAATTACAAGAGCAATATCCATTTTTAGTATCTGGAGAAAAAGATGGCACAGAAAATCAATCTGTAAATTATATAGGATTAATAGCGCTTTTAGTTAAAGAAATACAGGAATTGAAACAAGATATTAAGATCTTAAAAACAAAATTGTAAAAATATTAAAAATAAAAATATAGTTATAAAAATATAGTTATAAAAATATAGTTATAAAAATAAAATTGATTCAAAATATATTATTAAAGATAATAATATATTTAATTAAAAAATGACTTCTCAAATTTCTAATACTTCAACTACTATTATGAATTCTACTATTACTCCTTTGTATCCAATTCTTTGTATAAGAAATGCTCATCCACGTGATAAAAATATTCACTTTGAAGAAGAAGGCCATAAATATACTATTTCTAACGCTAGTACTGGAAACGATAGTACTGGAAACGATAGTAGTGGTTCGTATACTTCCGTAACTACTTGGGTTCATAGTCATTTTCCTCATTTTGATGCCGACTTAATTATTACACGAATGATGTCCGGTAAGGCTTGGAAACCCGGGCATAAATACTGGGGTCTTACCGCAGAGGGGATCAAGGACTTGTGGAATTCAAAACGTGATAATGCCGCTGGCGCTGGAACTAATCTCCATTATGAAATTGAATGCTTTATGAACTCCAATGTATTACGGTTTGATTATACTCATAAGGAGCTTTTACAACAATATAATATTTGGATTAAATATGAAAAAAAATATTTAGATTTTGGTGTAGAATGGTCTTACTTTTTGAAATTTGCTTCAGATTTTCCTGACATGAAACCTTACAGAACTGAGTGGACTATTTATGATGAAGATATTAAGTTGGCTGGTTCTATTGATATGGTATATGAAAATCCAGATGGAACATTATCGATTTATGATTGGAAAAGGTGTGCGGATATAGTTAAGGTAAATGCTTGGAATAAGTGCGCATTAACGTCTTGTATTGATTGGATGGCTGATTCTAACTTTTGGCATTATGCTTTACAACTTAATACTTATAAGGCAATATTGGAATCAAAGTATGGGAAGATTATAAAAGATTTGTATTTGGTTAGGCTTCATCCGGATTCAACCGAATATGAGTTAATTAGAATTCCTGATTTGAAAAATGATATTAATACACTTTTTCTAAAAAAAGTATAATAAGTATAATAAGTATAAAAATAATAATATAAATATAAATTAATTATATTATTATGGATTTAGAAAATAATTTTGATAATGAAAAACAAGATATAAATAAATTTATTAATTTTTTTATTCAAATAACTTTTTTTTATTATATTGTAATGATTTGTAATTTTTTGAATGGTAATGTTTTTAATGGTAATGATTTTAATGGTAATGATTTTAATGGTAATGTAGGTATAAATTTTAATAATTTTTTCAACAGTTGTATGAATTTTATTATAAAATTTGAAAAAAAATTGTCCAAAAAATTATTAATTTATAATGGGATTTCTGATTCTGATTTTTATGATTCTTCTTCTGATTCTGAATCTTCTTCTGAGTCATCTTCTTCTTCTGCTTCTTTTGAAAAACCAGAAATTAAATATGAAGATAAATATTTAGATGATGTCAAGAAAATGTCTGATGAATATGTATTTAGTTGGGCAGAAACTAAGCTTATGTGTGATAAGTTTAATGAGTTTTTTAATATACATAAAATTACCTTAGTCAATGAAAAGCATAATTTAAATCAAGAAATTCTTGAAAAAAGTGTTAAATATATTTCTGTTGATGATGAAGAGGAAGATTCAGAAAAAGAAAAAGAAAAAGGAGATGATATTTTAAATGAGTATTATGATATTAAAAAAAATGAAATTAGAAAAGAAGAAAGAAAAAAAGTTATTGAACTAGAAATTGGTGATCTACATGCTAAGCTTAAAGACGTAGAAGCTATGTCTGATGATTTTTTAATTATTGCTAATGCGAAACTAGATGCTCGCAATTTTGTTATTAAAGAACGTCTTGACGGATTGAAAAATAATTTTATTCTTGAAAAAACTCCTTTAGGCAATGTTATAATGTATTATAATAATTCTCGTGAGTCTTTTGAATACTATAGTGATAATACGATTCCTTATAGATTTTTAGAGACTGTTGGTAGAAAGTATGTTAAAACCTTTAACTGTAAGCAAATATATTTTGATATGGAGTTTGAGTTAAAGGAGTTTGAGAGAAAACAAAAAGAGAGTCAAAAAAAAATATTGGAAGATCAAAAAATATTGGAAGATTCATTTAAGGGGAAGGCGAATACAAATACAAATACAAATACAAATACAAATGTAGAATTGGTTAAGAAGAAGGATGTGTTTGCTAAATTTAAAGGTTATAACACGGAATCTGGTACAGGAAAGGTAAACCGAGGTGTTGCGCCTCCTAAAAATAGTATTCCAAATAATACGATGAAAAAGAATGATAATTTTATTTTGAAAGATAATGCTAATAGATATACGTGTGAAGGTAAGTTAGCAAATTTTAGTTTTTTGAAGAAACCAGATAGAAAAATTGTTGATAAGAAGTATGCTATGTCTTTTGCTGATTTTAAAAAAATGAAAAAATAAAAACTAATAATAATATAGTAATGGTACAAAATAAAAAAAATATGAGAACAAAAAGAAATAAAAGACTCAGAAAGAAAAATAAATCATATAAAATATATGGTGGTTCAGAAAATGTAATTAATAAAGATATTGATAGAAGAGATATCGATAGAAAAGACATTGATAGAAAAGACATTGATAGAAAAGATATTGATAGAAGTGATGATCTTACAGAACAAATTAAAGCTCAGCATTCGTTAAGTAATTTTTTACCCGATTTTGGTTTAAGTAATTTTGGTTTAAGTAATTTAAATTTAGGGGAATCAAAGGTATTAAATAAATTAAATGATTTATCAGAAAGTTTAGCAGTAAAGGCAATTGATAAATCTGCTGAATATTTTGATGTTGATTTAAAAAATTCTGAACAATTACAAGAAAGACTAGAAGATTTAAAAAAAGTTTTGGATGATCCTAAAAATAAAGAATTGATTGGTGAGATTTCTGCTAATTTATCGGAAGTCGGTGTTGTTGCTTTAACCGCGGCTTCGCCTTTTATTACCAAATTACTTGAAGAAACTACCGAAAAAGTTAAACTTATTGGTTCTGAGTTTGGTGAAACTGGTGTTAAAGTAGCATTGAATACTCTTGGAGAAATCCCAGGTTATGGTATTATTGTTGGTACTGTACGGTCGGCAAATAATATTGGGGAGGCTGTTTTGGCATCTACTAATGCTACGGCTGAGGTTGTTACAACTGCTTCAGATACATTGAATGCCTCAATGCAGAGCTTTGATAAATTATTAAAAGAAAAAGGGGATTTAATTGAGAGAACAACTGATTCTATTAATAAATTTTCGGAAAATATGAAGCACATGCCTGAACAACAAAGTGGAGGAGGACGAGGAGGACTTTCTAGAAGATATAAGAAGGATAAAAATAAAACAAAAAGGGTGAGATTTAATTTATAAAATTTATTTATTTATTTATTTATTTATTTATTTATTTATTTATTTATTTATTTATTTATTTATTTATTTATTTATTTATTTATTTATTTATTTATTTGTTTATTTAATTTTATCCATTCTGAATATCCATTACTTTTTAGTATATTAAAAGATGTGCCAAGATGATCTTTTGCTATTAGATATGCTTTTTTTTGATGTTCATTCATTTGAATAAGATAATTATATATTTCTGTTTGGTTTTCTAGTGATAATTTGAATACTGATTCTGGTATCGATAATTTAGTTAATTCAAAATTAATTTGTGATTGTTCTTGCTCTTTCTCTTTTTCTTTTTCTTTTTCTTGAGACATTGTTTTATTATTCATATAATATTAATATATGAATAATTATTAAATCAATTTTATTTAAATATTGGAATATTGGGATAATTTAAAATAGCTTTGAATAATCATTAATTATATTATATTCTTGTTTCTTAAAATGATGTTTAGAGAGAAATAGAATTAATATATTTAAAAATATTACTTAAAAGAGTTATTATATTCTATATATATTATTTTGTTTTGTTATGTTTTCACATTTTATTTTTCAGCGTATTTTTGTAGCAGCTAATATGATAATAGATATATTTGTATATAAGGAAAATTATGTATTACCTTATTATAATACTGATATAAATAACAAGAATAATAATAGTTGTAAACGGTGTTTAGATGGAGATATGGATTCTGTATTTTTTGTTTAGATATTATACTGTAGAATATTTTTACTATATACTGTAGTTATTATCTTTAGAATACTGTAGAATATTTTTACTATATATTGGATCTAGAAATAAAAAATAAAAAAGTAGCAAATATTTTTTTATATATAAAATAAAAAAAATTGAAATACTTTTTTATTTTATATTTAAACATAAGTTACTAATTACAAGCTTATCTTAAAAAGAATTAATTATTATAATGTCAAAGTGTGGTTTTTGCGGAATCCCTGGTCATAAAATTCGTCAGTGTAATAGTGAGGCTGCTGCAGAACTCCTAGCAGAGTATCGTGGAATTACAACTGAAGTCGCGTTGGATGACTTTTTACGACGACAGTTTTGTGCGTCATTATCAATTGTTATGATTTCATATGGAGCAAGATCAACATCTATAAGCAGAATGGAGAAGATTCAGTATATTCGTTTCCGATGGGCTCATGCTCTAGCTGTAGCTGTAGCTGCTCCTGTTCATGCTTTACCTCTCGTTGATCCTGATCATGATTTAGCTTTAGATGTAGCTCCTCATGTTCCTGCTTCTGTAGCTGCTGCGCCTATGAGTCGCCGAATGTTCTTACAATTAACAGTGGACTCAATATTTGAGCAAGCGTGTATTAATTTTGGCGGACAAAATGAAATGATTTTAGCCGCTGATTTATATCCGCTATTTTCATTTATTGGAGAATCTATAGTACTTGTCACTGGTGATTCGTATAGTGCGTTGGAATATGTATCCAAAAGAATCTTCCAAAAGTTCCAAATGCCAAGGAATACTCATTCTAGAGGGTTTTATAATTCTTGTATGGTTCAAGCGTTTCAAAGAGCTTCTCAAGAGAGATTAAATGAAGTAATAGAATTCTCACGTTTAAACCCTGAGGTTGAGCCAATTTATGTTCCGCATAAGCCCCAGTTTACTAAAATTAAGCTTTGCTCTGATCAGGCTAAAAAATCTGATGAATACATCTGTGAAATTTGTGGTGATGAACACACTCAAGAAACTCTTCCTACTCTAGGTTGTGATCACACTATGTGTTACGAGTGTATTAGTGGTCAAATTAAAGCTCGATCAAAATCCAGAATCAAGTGCCCTTTTTGCCGCGAAGAAGTCGTTCAAATTTCAGTCAAAGATTCAACAATTCTAAAACAAATTTCCGCATTGGTCGCCTCTGAAAATCTAGTTTAAATCCACTTTTAAATCCACTTTTAGAAAAAGTGGAGCAAAAAATCAACTTTTAAATCCACTTTTAGAAAAAGTAGAGCAAAAAAATAAAAATTTAGATTAGATTCCACTTTTAGAAAAAAGTTGAGCAAAAAAATAAAAATTTAGATTAGATTCCACTTTTAGAAAAAGTAGAGCAAAAAAATAAAAATTTAGATTAGATTCCACTTTTAGAAAAAGTAGAGCAAAAAAATAAAAATTTAGATTAGAATAGATTAGAATAGATTAGAATAGATTAGAATAGATTAGAATAGATTAGAATAGATTTATAATTAATTATGTCATATCTGGTGAAATTCCAGTCGGTTCTTTCATCATTACTTCGTGAAAGAACAGGGTTAAACGCCTTTTTTTTCATAACAATAAAAATAAAATTGAAATAAATTTATTTTTATTATTTATTTTTATATAATCAAACAAATAATTAAATAATCAAACAAACTAATATTAAAAATGGATTCAGTTTATGTATTCAATAATGCTCCTTCAGCTGTAAAACGATTAATATATTTATACTCAATTGGTCTTGGAACACCAACTTCAAAATTAATAAAAGAAGAATATAATAAAATATATGAAGAAAATAAACATAATATTATTGTTAACAAACATATGACTATGTATCAGGATAAAAATATTGGGTTTATTGGGTGTCTAATGTCTTCAAAGGAATCACCAAATGGCGAATATTCTAAGGATTTATTTAAAAGGTATTATAACTATATAACAGCATCAGAAGATTTGTTATTACCTCAACAAATATATGAAATCAATAGTGCTAAATTGTTTTACTTATATAATTGTAGTAATCTTGTCAAGTTTTCAATAATATTCTCTATTTATCAAGATAACTTATGCTTAAAAAAATTATTTAAATATAAAATATTACAACTGAATAATGAAGAAAAATGATGCTTTAAAGTACGGGTTATTTATATGTTAGAAGTTACAAATATATTTTTTATTTCTAATTTCTTTTTTATAATTAGAGAGAAAACATTTAACACTGTAGAATACTCTATACTCTGCGGCCTACAGTAGAATTTGTTACTGAATAGAGTAGAATGATCTAAATTAAACTATATGATGTAAATATTGTATACTATACCATTTAATTTGTTACCATATATGGTGTCAAGAAATCGGTGACAATCTGAGATATCGGTGACAAAATAAATACATGAAAATTACCTTCCTAACCCAAAGAACGTTCCTTCTTAACCAAAAGAACATTCTTTCATAAGCTAAAGAACATTCTTTAAGTATTATTAAATTGTATTATATTTTTAAAATAAAATAATGAAATAAAATCACAATTTTCAAAAGCTAATATTTTTGCGATATATAAACTACTTAAAACTATTTTCATAATAAAAATATGTCATACATTTGTGAATTTTGCGGTTTAAGACCTGAGAACTGCGGATGCTCTATTGAATCCGAATTAGAAAATCATGTCCTTCAGCGACCGTACGGACTTATTGATGCTCCATCTCCTAGTGCTTTTTTTTCTCTTTTGGTAGAAATGGAATCGGAAACAAATTGTGATTCAACTCCTATAATTACGGATAATTTACTGCCTATTCCCAAGCTTGAGAGACAAACCAACAGACCATCAGAAGAAGATCTTGAAAAGATTGCGCGTAATTTGTTTCCAGAAGAACCCCTTATTTTTGATGATGATTTATCTGAGTTTGAGATTCAACCTTGTCGTGATTTCCCAGATGAAAAGCCGATTGTAAAATGTCCAACTTGTGATGATCAACGAACAAAAACTTTATCCAGATGACATAGCAATGAATAATAGTTTTATATTAGATAGATTTTTAATTAATTACGTCATTATCTTTAACAGCTAGCTATAAACTGTAACAACTAACTAAACAATTAGACAATATCCTTTCTATAATACTATTCAAAAATGACAAATAGAGAGAAAGATTAATTAAATAAAAAATTGAAATATAAATAATTATTATTTATATTTTAAAAATCTAAACCTTTAATTTATTTAATAAATATGTCAAATCTATCTTTAATTGCTGAGCCTAAAATTGAAGAAAATACGATTGAAAAAAATTTTAATTCAGAAGATATAAATAGTTGTTTCTCTCTTTTACCTGAATTGAAAGAGTGTGATTTAAATATTATTGCTCAACCTAAATCTTTAAATGATGAGTTACCTGTTGAAGAATTTATATTTTCGTTTGATCAATATGCTAGAGAGAATTATATAATGGCTCGTGATTGTGGAACTTATGAGTATGAACGATTTTGTCGTGATTTCCCTGACGAAGATCCGCTTGTAAAGTGTCCAACTTGTGAAGAAATGATATATTGTGATGATCAACATGGAATGTGTTACACTTGCTTTGATATCGAACAAAAACTTTATCCAGATGACATACCAATGGAGCTTAGATATAATAATTAATAATAATATTTTAAACATTTATACCTTCATATTTTCTTATATTAGCTAGCTAACTTAGAATAAATTACTATCTATTTTGATTTTTAAAATAGATAATAGAGAGAACTTTTTTGTTTTTACACCCTATAATACACCCTATAATATACACCCTATAATATACACCCTATAATATACACCCTATAATATACACCCTATAATATACACCCTATAATATACACCCTATAATATACACCCTATAATATACACCCTATAATATACACCCTATAATATACTGTAGAATATACACCCTATAATATACACCCTATAATATACTGTAGAATATACACTATATAATATACTGTAGAATATACCGTAGAATGCGCCCTTTTACCTTGGGACGAGAAATGAGTGGCAAAATGTTATGGTGTCAAGAAATCGGTGACAAAATACCATGGGACGAGAAATGGCTCTCAAAATGAGAAATCGGTGACAATAAAAAAAAGGGGATTACCCACTAATCCAGGTTTTACGTTGTTTTAGACAACCCCTTTATTTTAAATGACATAATTATTTACTTATATTTTTCATCTATATCTAACTATCTACTTTAACTATCTACTTTAACTATCTACTTTAACTATCTACTCTTCATATTCATCCGCTTCCTCTTCTGAGTCCATTTCATTGAAATCAATTTTATTTGTTTTTTCATTCCATTTTCCGACTACATCTTCGTCCATATTGTAAATAATTCCCGTATTTTTTGACTTCAGATACTTTACTCCTTCGAATTCAAACCTCCTCACAACATCCTCTTCTTCTTTTGGTTTATCTTCTTCTTTTGGTTTATCTTCTGTTTTTTTCGTTACCTTTTTTGCTGGTTCTTTTTTTGATAATTTTGCTGCTTCCTTTGCCAGCTTTTCTTCTTCCTTTTTCTGTTTTTCAGCTTCTTTTGCTGCTTCCTTTGCCAGCTTTTCTTCTTCCTTTTTCTGTTTTTCAGCTTCTTTTGCTGCTTCTTTTGCCAGCTTTTCTTCTTCCTTTTTCTGTTTTTCAGCTTCTTTTGCTGCTTCTTTTGCCAGCTTTTCTGCTTGTTTTGCTGATTCTTTTGCCAGTTTTGCTGCTTCTTTTTCAGCTTCCTTTTTCTGTTTTTCAGCTTCTTTTGCTGCTTCCTTTGCCAGCTTTTCTGCTTCTTTTTCATTATTTTCTGAAATAATACTGACGTTATCTAAAACACCATCTAAAATGCTTTCAACCGTCGTAGCACTTTCAACCGTCGTAGCACTTTCAACCGTCGTAGCACTTTCAACCGTCGTAGCACTTTCAACCGTCGTAGCACTTTCAACCGTCGTAGCACTTTCAGCACTTTCAATATTTGAAACATTTTCAACACTTTCATCGTCTGAGCTTTCTTCTTCTTCATTTGCCTTTGCTACTAGAGCAGCAAATAGATCTGTAGAATCATCAGCTAATTCAATTTTTCTTTTTGGCTTTTTCGGACGACCTTTTTCTTTTTTTTGACCAACTTCTTCTTCTCTGAAATGGATTTCATCTATGATTATGTTTAATCTTGATGCTTCTTCCATCACTTCTTCTCGACTTATTTTCAACTTTTTCATTATTTTTATAAATGGAGTCGGAGATTTTCCACTTGGATCACGGTATTCCATTATTCCAACTGCTAAACGATCTTCAATTCTCCCGTAAATTGGCTTTCCTGATTCGCTTTTTTTTATTTCCTTATCGCATTTCGTACAAAAATCGCAATCTTTTTCTTGAATTCTTTCGCATTGCGTATATAAACCTTGGCTTTTACATACCGCTTTACAGCAATTCTCTTTTAACGTTCCATTATACGGAATCGGAAAACCAATCGAAACCAAATCCTTATTCGACTTTAACACCTTCTTCGACTTTACACCTTCAACACCTACACCTACAACACCTACACACAATAACTCATTCATCATCTCTTCCGCATCAAAACCATGACGCATACTACATTCCATTACCACCTCACGCACCACATTTAACATCCACTTATTCAATTTATTTGATAACATCTTCACATTTATACCATCTACTCACACATTCACAATTCTTTCAATTTTTTTTTTTACATATACCATAACTTTTTTACTACTTTTTTATTTATTTATTCCACCTTTGAAAAGGTGGAGCCAAACTGAACTGAGAACCTTTGAGTATATTAAATAAAAATTTAGTAAAATTTGTTTTATATATAAAATAAAAAAAAATGAAATACTTTTTAAATCTATTTATAAAAGTATAATAAATATTAAATCGTTATTAAATATAACAAAATGTCAAGACATAAATGGACAAAAGAGGATATTAGAAAAGTATTTGATACTTGCCAGACAAATACCAACACGCGTGATAGATTATGTGTTCTCCAAGCATCATTTCCAAATTGTTCAATTGGAGCCCTTAAATTTCAGATTATACGTTATCAAAAACGTAATGATAATACGTTAAGATGGATTCCAGAACAAAATGTATTTGAAGGATACGGTGCGAATGGAAAACTACACGACGAAGTATGGAATGAACGTGATTGGAAAATTATTTCTAGTAACTAAATCAAAATCAAAATCAAAATCAAAACCAAAATAAAATAGTTATAATTTAAATTGTAATTAATAAAATAAAAAAATAAAAAAATAGATCCTAACTTTAGGGTTTATTTTTTTTACTAAATTGTGTTTTAAAATGTAAAAAGATATAATAAATAAAAAATAAATAAAAAATAAATAAAAAATAAATAAAAAATAAATAAAAAATAAATAAAAAATAAATAAAAAATAAATAAAAAATAAATAAAAAATAAATATAAAAAATAAATATAAAAAATAAATATAAAAAATAAATATAAAAAATAAATAAAAAAATAAATATAAAAAATAAATATAAAAAATAAATAAAAAAATAGTAAAATTTTATTTATATATAAAATAAAAAAAAATGAAATACTTTTAAAATATAATTGTAAAAGTACAATATTACAAAATCGTTATTAATAAAGCTTTACAAATTTCAATAAAAAACTAACTATGTCTTCTGTTCAACCTACAAATTACTTATTCCGAGTTGGAGATGCTTCTCATTTGTGGAGTAGTTCAGAATTTAATATTTGGGGAATTCACAGCAATACTTCTGGATCAAAGTTCTTCCTAAAAAATGTCAAACCAGGTGATGTTTTATGGTTTGTTAAAGGAAAATCAAAAGGTCTAATTGTTGCGACAGCAATTTATGAATACTCTATCAAAAGAGTAAATGGCGAGTGTATGCCGTTTGAACAGCTTGGATGGGTTAATGTTCCAGGAAGTTGGGATACAGACATTCATTTCAAAAATTTCAAAAAAATTGAACATATGAGATTGTTATCTCAAATTAAAGGATCAGCCGCAAATCCTAGAGTTTACAATAAGAATTGTTTGGTCAATCTTCCAGAAATGTACACACAAATCTATCCTAGTGAGGAGTTAGTACAATCAATTGATCTTAATGTAAGACAGGAGATGTTTGAGGGCACAAGTTATTTAATAACAACCAATGGAGACATACAAGATGAGCAGATTAAAAAGTTCGCAGTCGCATTAATTAAATCTTCGATAAACAATTCGGATGAAGATGAAGTTGAAACTGATGATGAAGATAAAGATGAAGACAAAAAAGAAGACGAAAAAGCAGCTTTGGAGAAAATTTTAGATACTTGTTTAAAAATCAATGATGAAATTACACAATTAATTTTATCACTTAACACTAGATTAGCTAAATTATAAGAAAAAAATTAAAAGTAGATATTAATTATTTAATCATGCCATTTAAAAGGGTTGTTTACTAGATGTAAAATCTCAAGAGAGGTAATCCCTTTTTTATTTTTTATTTTTAGATATTAAACCAAACTATAAATATAAACTGCCATCATTTTAAGATATTAAGATATTAAAATAGTTATATAAAAAATAAGTTTGAGTCCATTTTATTTTTATAAAAATAAAAATAAAAATAAAAATAAAAATAAAAAAATAGTAAAATTTTTTTTGTATAAAAAATAAAAAAAATTGAAATACTTTTTATTTTATATAATCAAAGTACAAATATAATTATAAAGCTTTTAAAAACAATAATGATGTCACTTAAACAAATGTTACTTTCTCATCAAAGAGAGAGGATTCGTTTAGAGTATACCCAAAAAACCCAACTCGAAGCACTCAAAGGAAAACAATATGTTTATCCTAATCAAAAAGAGGCCGCCAATAAAGTTATTCAACATTATAATGCTGGCAAGCGAATGGTCATGTTGATTGCTCAACCAGGAACTGGTAAAACTGGTACTGTATCAGAGGTTACAATTCAAGTAGCTACGCATATTGACGATGAATTATGTGTTCCAGCGGAAAATATTTGGGTAATTTCAGGGATGAATGATACTGATTGGAGAGATCAGTTTTCAAAAAATAGTCTGGATTCTTTTAAGCAAAACATTCACCATAGGGGTGTTCTTTTAAAACATACTCAGGATATTGCTAACATAGAAAATGGACTTATCATTACAGATGAATGTCATATTGCTTCAGGAAAAAATATGACAGTTTCAAAACTAATTAAAAATGCTGGGTTAACTGATATTCATGTAGCAGAAACAAGAAATGTCAAAATGCTCGATATTTCTGCTACACCAGAAAGTGTTTCGTATGATCTTGAAACATGGGGAGACAAAGCAGCTATTGTTAAGTTGATGCCAGGACCAACTTACAAAGGATTTGAAGTAATGCTAAATGAAAATCGTATTCGTGAAGCACCTGGTTTATCTTCATTATCCGAAGTTATGACTATGTTTGAGTTTTTAGATCAACGATACGCATCTACAACCAAAAAATTCTTTCCAATGAGAGCATTACCTTCCCAGTATGGTAATATTCATATTGCGATTGCTGCGTTAGGTTGGAGATTCATCACTCATGATTCTAAAGATAGAATTGAAAAAATTGATGAATTGATGTCTACCGCTCCCGAAAAACATACAGTTATCTTTATCAAAGAATTTTGGAGAGCGTCTAAACGACTTATTCGAACTCATGTTGGAGGAACATACGAAAAGGTACCAAAAACACAAAATGTAACTTCTACTGCCCAATCTTTACCTGCTAGATTTGCGGATAACTATGAATACTCAGGTGATGAAGAAAATCCTGATTTGAGGCCTATTCATTTCACAGATGTTGAAGCTGTTAGAGCGTACATTAATTGGTTTAATAGCGACTGTGATTATAGAACAGCTAATTATAAGTGTTCTCGCATTGAATCAAAAGATGGTGTTGTTAAGGCTCAACAGTCCAAAGTTCATGAGAGTAATATGACAAATCTTGACCAACCAGTAGTTTTACAACCTCCTGTAGTTGTTGGTGAAAGAGTTCCTGTTATTTGTCAAATTACGTCTGTGATGTTTTCTGAAATTATGAAAAAACGATCATTGGAAAAATTCGAATTAGTTAAGTCACTTTTGATAAGTAATTATGAAGCTGATGTAAATTATGCTGAATTCTTATCAGTTATCCGTGAAAAAGCATGTTTTCAAATTTCTAAACCTAGTGTTGATACCAAAAGGTCTTATAAAATTCATGTAGAAGACGTTGTAACAGCAAATTTAACAAATAAACCTCTTAAGGTAATGGATTTACTGAAGGAAGAAAGAAGAAAAACTAATTGGGAAGTATTTATGGACGAAAAAAATTTTAGGATGTGTGTGTTATGGCAAAAGTATTAAAATAAAAAGTAGATAGTAATTCAAAAAAAATAAAAAGTAGATAGTAATTCAAAAAAATAAAAAGTAGATAGATATTAATTATTTAATCATGACATTTAAAAAGGGTTGTTTACTAGATGTAAAATCTCCAGAGAGGTAATCCCTTTTTTTATTTCTATATTCTTCCTATAAGACTTGTCATTAAATTTTGTTTAATTTTATTTGAAGAGTTAATATTTAATGTATTTTTAAATTTATTTTTATTTTTATTTGTAATTATTGTTTTATTAATATTATTTATTTTTTTGTTTGTGTTATCTATAATTTCATTAATAATTTGAGTATGATTTATTTTTTCTTTAATTATTATGCCTTTTTTTGCCATTTCAAACATTTCTTTTCTTTTTAAAGAACAACCTTTACATAAACAACCATTATCAATATAATGTTCCAATTGAACATCATTATAAAATTGATTTTCTAAATTAAGATTAACATAAAATATATATTCCGTGTTAGAATATGGTAAAACAGAATCAGATAATTTATTACTCCATAATTTAATATAATTGTTTCTCTCTTCACCAGAATAATAAAACTGTAAATATTTATCATTTTTAATTATTTCAAGATAATTAGAAGGTAGTATGTATTCATCTTTAAATTTTTTATATAAACTTCCTATAATTTTATTGTTTGTTTCGTAATCATTAATCATAACTATTTCAGTCCCTAATACTTTAGATAAAATTGATCCCCAATTATTTGAATCTTTTAATCTTAGTTTAATATAATTTATATTATTATTTTTTATATTTAAAAATTTATTAACAAAATCAAATGTATTAGGTATAGGTATATTAAATTTATCAATAAAATGATCTCCTAATGCTAAATATGGAAAAACTTTATTAAATCTATCTATAATTCTTTTAATATTATATTTTTTAATATTTTCTTCAGAATTATTAAAATGATACACAGATAATTTTTCAAAAAATTCTGAAAATTTTCTCTCAATTGGTGTTCTATAAACATCAATTACATAAACATTTTTACCAATATAACTATTATATTGAATAATTTCATTAATACTTACAGAATTTATTCCAGTAAAAAAATTTAACATAATCTCATCATGTATATGAACAATTGAAAATTTATGTGAAGCTGATATTCTAATAGATGATACTAAACTAGTTGACCCTACTTTTGGCGGTGTATAAACAAATATAATATTTTTATATAATTCGGTTTCTTTTAAGAGAGAAGAAAAAATTTTATCATTTGCTTCTTTAATTTCTCCCAATTTATTTTTAAAATCTTCAGTATTCATAATAATAATAATATATAAAATAAATAAAATATTAATACACATTTATTGTGAATATTTTTTAATTTATCATCAATATTTATTTCATTTTTAATAATAAAAATGAAATAAAAAGTTTTACACCCTTAAATATTTTAATATGTTATTTTAGTTTATTATATAATATTTCTTATTATATAATGAAATTATTAATCACTAAAACCGAATATTCAGAAACAATTAATCTTGCTATTAATTTAAAAGGAGAATACAGTAAATCAATTATATTTCATTGTTATTGGAATGGTGTTTTGAATGAAAAACATTTATATTCTATACTATCTTGCTATTATTTTAATGTGTATAAAAATAAACACAAAATTATATTATGGTTAGAAAATAATACCCCTAATGAATATAATATTGAAATATCTAAATATGCTGAAATTAAACATTTTTCATTAAATCACGAAAAATCTAATATATATTTTCTGGAAAACTACAACATTGAGTCCAACAAATTTAATTCCAAACACATCGCATTTTATTCTGATTTTGTAAGGAATTTATTACTTTATAATTATGGCGGTATTTGGTTTGATTTAGATTGTTTTATATTACGAAATTTTGATCCTATATTCTCTAACTTTGAAAATGAAATATGTCTATATCAATGGGAAAATCAAAATTATCCAAATAACGCAATTTTTATGTCATTACATCCGAAATCTGAAAAAATGAAAAACAATATTGAATTTATAATTAAACGCAATCTTGGATGGGGATTTCAAGAAGCGAAGCTCACGTATGATTTGCCTCTAGATATGCTTGTTTTACCATGTAGTTGGTTTAATGCCGATTGGATAAAAAATCCATACAACATTGGGACTGAAAAATTTTTTGAAAATACAGACAAACAATATAATTTTGATAATTTTTTCAAGGGTAGTTTTTGCTATCATTGGCATAATAAATGGAATAAAAAAATACACGATAACAGTATTATTATACAGTTAGTTAAAATAATTAAGAATAACTTGTAATTTTTTACTTTCTTTTTTAGTTAATGTCGTTTTTCGCAAAGCCACACCTTATTATCATACATATATTATTTTGAGAAAATTAAGTGAATCATTTAAATATTAAATGGTCTAAACTAAATTGCTGAAACTGGCTCTGAAATAAAATGTTTATTCATGTATTTTTGTAAATTAAAATAAGTTAGCTCTTGTTCTTGATTTATTCCAAGTAAAAATTTTAATTTTTCATCTGGTAAGATAATTTTTTTATTTACTTTATTCTGTAAATTATTTTCTTTAATATATGAAATTAGAGCTCGAGTTACCTCAGTACGAGCAATTTGAGTTCCTTCTTGTTTATTCATAAATTCACATAATTCTTTCGTTACATTAGTTGGATTAGCGAATCCAGATGGCTTTTTGTTTCCTTTATTTTTACTTTTTGTAACAGCTTTTTTCAGTCCTTTCATTTCCTTTTTAACATTTTTTTCTAATTGTCTAATTTGTTGTTGAATTGTATTAACTTGAATTCTAAAATGAGATAAACTATCAATAATAACTTCAAATTGATCAAACACGTTAGATGGTAAATCTTCAACTAGTGGTTCCATTAATAACTACATTATGTAAGAAACTTTAAATAGATTTATATAAATATGTTATTTTATTTGTATAAATTTTTATTAATTTAACGGTGTCTGTGACTTCTAGTTCTTTTATGTTTTCTAGTTCTCTTTGTTTTTCTAGTTCTCTTTGTTTTTCTAGTTCTCTTTGTTTTTCTATGTTTACGTCTTCTACCACCTGAATATAATTCAGCATCGGCATCTTCTCCGAAATCCTCAATAATCTTTCCATTATCTTCATCCTTCACATCCTCTTTATCAAGATCCTCCTGATCCTTCACATTCTCTTCAACCGCAACTTCATCCTCAATATTTTTCATATCATCATCATTCATGATTACACCACCTTTATGTTTATATCTTCTACGACCCCCTTTTTTTAAAGTTGTACTTCCAGGCGCTATTTTAGACACTATTGTTTTTGCCATATTAGTATTACCTGAATTTGTATTACCTGAATTTGTATTACCTGTATTTGTACCTATCATTTATATATTATTAAAATATAATAAGTTTTTTAAAATTTGGAATAATAAAAATATTACTAAACCATTATTTATTTATTTACTAAATTATTTATTTTACTTAGTCTCTTCAGTAGTTCGTCGTGGTCTTCCTCTACCTCTTCCACTAGCGCCTCCTCTTGAAGCGGGCGTTTGCGCAGGCTTATTGCTTTTAATAAGAGTCCATTCTTTTTTATCTACGTCTGCCGTTTCTACCTTAGGCACTCGTTGTTGGCGCGGCATTTTAATTGTTTCTACCTCAGTTTGAGTAGAAGTACTTTGATCTGTAGATGATTTATAATTGGTCCTAGCAACTTTAAATTCATTTCTGGTTTCACACATTAACTTTCCGCCTTTAATTCCACAAACGTTAGATGCCTGAAAATCGTGCGTACTATTTTGAGTTGCTGAAATAGAAAACTCAACATACTCTCCCTGAACCAAATATTTGTATTGTTGACTAGCAACACCAATAACAGTATGATGAACAAAAACATCAGCTCCAGATTGAGTTCCATCAGTTACAGTAATAAACCCATAACCCGCCTTATTATTGAACCACTTAACGCGCCCAATTAAACGTTCTTCGGAAGTTGTTCCCTTGAGCATTGTAACAGAGTCTTTAGATGACATACTATTTATAATATATATAAAGTGTTATCTTTATATTATTTACGTCTAATAATATAAATATTATTAATAATATGATACTATAGTTCTTTAAGTTCATTTTTAAATATATCAAATAGTAAATCATATTTGGGGGTTTCTTTAAACTCTAAACTTTTAACTATTTCAAAATATTTTATTAATATTTTTGGAATGTTTTCATCGTTTTCAATATTATTTTTCATAAGACGAATCATTTCATTATTTGAATAATCTTTCCACATAAGATTTCCAATATAAAAATAAACTAGCATATATCCGAGTGATTCTAAATCATCGCGTCTACTTAATTCATTAAATTCATGAGCATTAATACTAGCAAAATTATTTGATCCAATTAAACTGCTTGTTTTCTTCATATCAATATGCTTATTATTATTTAAAAAAGTTTTACAAAACCCGAAATCTATAATATAAATTTGTTTATTTTTATTTTTTAAACCAAGCAAAAAATTATCTGGTTTTATATCTCTATGTACAAGACCTTTATCATGAATCATTTTTAATAAAGTTATTATCTGAATACCTATTTGTAGTACTAGTTTGAGAGAAAAGGTTTTCTTTCTCTCTTTTAGAACTTGTAAAGACTCTCCTAATAAATTTATTGTCATGTAATAATTTACTTGATCCTTACCAAACCATTTAACATTTGGCAACCCTTCATTATTATTTAAATATTGATATATTATTGATTCATTTTTTAATAATTTTGTATTATTAATAATAGGTTCAACTTTAATCGCAACTAATTCATGTGTACGGATATTCTCCCCTTTATATATTGATCCAAATGATCCTTCCCCAATTTTTTCTAATAATTTATATTTATTTCCTATAAGAGACATTAATTAGATATATAAAATGTATTTTAAATATTTAGTTTTTTATATTATATTATGAATATTGATAATATTTTTAATTCTTAGTAAAAATATTATAAAATAAACTAAAACCTAGATAAAAATTTATATATTGAATACGTATATCGTAAATATATGAGTACAAAGCATTATTAATTGTTGAATTATCATTGTTAATTTACCATAAAAAGATACAGGATACATACCAGATATACCGACACCGGCTTGTATTGTAGTACTTAAAAGCAAATAATCAATTATCTCTAAATTATCTTCTTCTTTTTCTGAAAAATCATCTTTTAAATAAAAATAAATTATTCCAAAAATTATAATACATAAAAAATGAAAAAATAAAGTTCTAATCACTATCTTCATATATAATATATTTATTATTTTATTATTTTATACATAAAGCGATTGATTCGTAACCACATATTTTAAAGTCATTATTGGAATTTCTTTTAGTTTACTTAAAAACTGAATATTTCCGGTTAATTCAGCAATTTTTTCCATTTCACACGAAATATTATTTATTTTTAAAAGTGCCTTTACAAATTCACCTAAAAATATTCCTTTTTCTTTTTCTAAAGTTTGTAATAAAAATTTACAATCTTCAATACTATCACAATCGCACCATTTTATTACGTAATCTAATAAGTCAAAATGAATATCATATTCTGTTCCTGTGTTAATTTTATTATCTACCTCCTTTTGTTGATATTCATTATACTTTCCTTGAATTTTAATCATCATATTTTGAATGATTTTATTATCTGATTGAGGTAAAATTGCTTTTAATTCATCTTGAACAGAAACATTTGTAAAGCAACTAAAAACAGAAACTAATTGCCTACTTGTTAAATTATCCAACATTTCTTTATAAATTAGATCAGCGAATACAAGACAATGAACTTCCCTCAAATGGGTAGCTATATGTCCCTTTTGAGTTAATTCATATTTTATTTCTTTCGCCTCTAAAGTTTCGCTTACAGTCGCTACGCTTACAGTCGCTACGCTTACAGTCGCTACGCTTACACTTGCTTCGCTTTCGGTCGCTACGCTTACAAATCCATCTCTTTCTAATAAATTTATAATAGTTAATACATTATTATCTATATATTTTTCTACATTATTACATTCTTTTTGTAGAGCTTGTAATTCAATTTGTTTTTCATTATATTTAATAATTATCAATTTTTCAGATTCAATAAATTTATAATTATCTAAAATATTTTGAATTTGTCTATCTACTTCTTTTCTTTTCTTATTGACTGTATTCGGCCTTTTTTCAATACATTCAATATATTCTTTTACTATTTCTATCGGTGTTCTCAAATGTTTAATTGTTTCATTCATCTTATCTATTTCAGTCTGTATTTTTTCAATATTTTTATGTAGTTCTTTTAATTGATTATCAATATCTCCTTTGATCATACTTTTATTCGCAAAATTTATGTTGTCTGTATTTGTATCAATTAAATTTAATAAAAGGTTAAATGAAATTTTAAACTTTGATGTAAGAGATTGTGGTTTTCCATTCATCATTGTTTTGTAAGAAGTTAAATCTACATTTCGAAAGAGATTATTGAGATGAATTGCATGACCTACTTTGTCTAAGCCGAGACGTCCGCACCTGCCAGCACTTTGCGTATACTCATGTCCTTGTAACATTCTCATATTATTACCATCATGTTTATTAATATCTGTAAATATACAACTTTTAACAGCTAAATTTAAGCCAATAGCAACTGTTTCAGTAGCAAAAAGTAACTTGATATATCCTTTGGCAAATAATATTTCAACAATTTCTCTTAATACTGGTAACATTTTTGAATGATGTGTAGCTATACCCTTTTCTAAAAGTGAAATCAACGTTATGTATTCTGGTAAATGTAGATATTCTTGATAATTTGACAGTTTACTGCGTAAAATTTGTTCGCATTCTCTTTTTACTATGTATGGAACTTTTGAATCGAACTCTAATAAATTTGTAGTTATTTCTTTTGAACATTCTTCAATCTTTTTAATTGAAAATATAAAACAAATTGCTGGAGTCATTTCATTTTCTGTCAAATATTTTGTTACTTGATTTAGTACATGAGTTCTTTTTATACGTATTTCTTTTGACTCAAATAATTTCAAAATTTTTGTCATTTTTAAATAATGTAGTTCATCAAATTTACCCTTATGATCCTGAATAATAAAAGGTTTATCAATTATTGATTTTATTTCTTCATGAACTGATTTATCCTTTATTGCCTTAAAAATTCCCTGTGTTGCGGTAATAAAACTGTAATGAATAAGAGGAACTGCTCTCTCTTTTTTTGAGGTAAGATAAACTATCTTATCACTTTTTTCTTCGCCTCTATTTTCAATCCATTGGGCAAACTTTTCAGGATTATCTAATGTAGCAGAAAGACCTACTATTTGAATGTGTTTAGGTAACAACATTATAGAATTTTCCCATACTGTTCCTCTAGAAGGATCTCCTATAAAATGAATTTCATCAAACACTACACATGCTAATTCGTTCTCAATATCCATTTCAAATGATGTTGATGAATTTACTTTGGGTGAATTACTTTTTAATTGATATAATTTATTTAAAAGAATTTCAGTAGTCATAATGATGACATCAGCACTTGGATTACAAGTTATGTCGCCTGTGACTATACCTATGCGTATATGTGGATATTTTTGTGTAAAATCATTAAATTTCTGATTGGATAAGCTCTTAATTGGCGAACAATATATAGTTTTTTTACCTCTAGAATGAAAATAATCTAACGCAAATTCTGCAGGAAGGCTTTTACCGCTAGCAGTAGGGCAACAGCATAATACGTGTTGACCTTCAACAATTCCCTCTATAGCCCATTTTTGAAAAATATGTAAAGGATAATTAAATTTTTTAAATTGTTCTTTATATTTTGTTTCATTATCATCTGGATAATTTGTTATAGAGCAGACTTTTACCATTATATTAATATAGTATTAATCCATGTTTTTATATTATTTTTATATAGTTTTATATTATATATAATGTCCAGAAAAAAAGCAACAGCACCAGCATCAGCATCTCTTGTTTTTCCAGAAGAAAAAGAAAGAGAATCAGTTTCTAGAGATACTCAAGTGACTATTGCGGGTATTTTAGAAAGTTATAATAAAAAAGGTGAAGAATTCGCATCTAAAGGAATTGATTTTGCTCCAACTACTATACTTACTGGTATAAGTAATTTATATTTGATTAAGAAATATGGAACAAATTGTTTTATGTATGGGATTAATTCAAGAATTGGAGAATTTATCCACGGAGGGCTAATTATTAATTTTTTAAATGGTCAGATAGACTCACCTATAAGTGCTGTGTTTTTATCAGAATTTATCGCAAAAAATTTAATTCAAATACAAAATTTTTTAAATTGTGTAAAAAAAACAAATAATCAAGTAATAATTATACCTTTAGCATTAATATTTTCAGATGGTGGTCATCATGCTAACATGTTAATTTATAAAAGAGATTTAAATACAATTGAACATTTCGAACCACACGGTTCATCATTCTCTCTTGATCCATCTTATGGAGATAAAATTAAAACAATATTAGAAGCATTAGTATATAAAATCAATGAATTAAATAGTACACCATCAACTCTATTTTCAAATTCACTTCCTAATAATATAAGCTTAGTTCCTAGTAATGAAGTTTGTATTCGTGATAGAGGTTTACAAGCTATTCAGCAAGAACTTGAGTTATTTGAAATTGAAAGAGGTCAATATTGTCAAATGTGGAGTTTATTATTTGCTGAATTAGCTTTGTTAAATCCAACCATAAGTAGTAAAGATATTTTGGATCAAATTTTTAGATTATTAGATAGTAAAAATGGTCCTGAATTTTTATCAAATGTTATTCGTGGATATGTAAGCATGTTAGGAGAAGGAATTAGTATGTATTTAAGTGAATATGTTAATAATTCATTTACAATAGAAAATATGTCATATATTTTTACATTATTTTTACCTTATGCGGATTATTTATCAAACATATTACAAACTGTTATTGATTGTGAAGTTAATGCTGAATTATTATTAAGAGCTATGCCGCAAACAATAGCTCAATTAGAAACAAGTGAAACAAGATTACAAGGCAAACTATCAAACTATTTTAGAATACAACAAGAAGTTAAAGATCTTCTTATTAATAGAAAACAAAATTATGCGGTTCGCGGTAAAGATCGTGTTGATACTGAAATTATGGCAAAACTTATGGAAGAACTTGGTGAATATTCAGCAAATAGAAATGATATAAAATCATACATTAAAAATAAAGTATTTAAAAACTTTTTAATAAGTAAACAATCATCATCACCGCCTAAGGTTACTAAAACTAAATCTTCTAGAAAAGGAGGGAAAAAATACAAAAAAACCCGAAAATATAAAAAGGTTAAAAAAAGCAGAAAATTCAAGAGATAACTCTAATAAGCATTCAAAATTTTAAATAATAAATTTAATCGTTTATCTAAAATTAAATTATGTTCCAAAATAGTATCCATTTCACTTTGAATTTTTATACTATAAATATAACTTACCCATTTTTTATGATGCCCTTGAATCTTTAAATGTATTTTATTAATTTCATTATTTAATATTGTAATTATCTCTAATGTAGAAATTAATGCTAACTTAATACTATCTGGTATTTCAGTAAATATGTTTAATTTAATATCATAATCTATTATCATAAAATCATCTTTGGTCATTTTATCAGTTGTTTCATTAATAAAATTTTGAATTACACCATCAATATTTTCATTATTTGTAAGGTAATATTTTTTTATTATATCTTTTATCAAAGCTGATACTATAAGTAATTTATTATGAAGATCTGTTAGTTTAATTTCCTTTTTATAAATATTATAATCATTATTCTTATAATCTATAAACCATACAAATAAGCTATGTGTTGATAAAATTGAAGTAGTTATGTTAGTTAATGTTCTAACAAATATATCATTTGTTATTGAAGATATTATATTCATATATAAAATACTTTATATATAAATTATTCAATACATTTTTATTATCTTTTATAATTTTTTGTTCTGCGGCGAGTTTTACCTTTTTTATGTTTAGTTCGTCCACCGCTTGGTGGTCTTCTCCCCCTGGGTGAATTAAACCCAGGGTTTGGTGGTGGTAATAATAATACGGAGTTGGGATCTCTTTGTGCTGCAACATTATCTATTTCGCGTAATTGGTTACGAACGCTTCGTTCTGGGATAGCATTATTAGCATCTTGAAGTTCAACCCCTTGCGCTCTATTTCCATTCCCAAAAGTTATAGTTATATTATTATTTTGAAGAGTTGGAATAAGCACTTTAATAATCAATAAAATTACAACGCCTATTGTTACGGTTCCTCCTATCAAAGCTCCCCCTAATATACCCGCAATAAATTGCCAATTATTATTTTGTTGCATATAATCCATTGTTCGTGATAAAGTATCGGCGCTAGTTTGGGCAGTTTGAGCTCTAACAACTCCTGCCCTAGAATCATCTGCGGCAGCAGCAACTTCATTCTCTAAGATATTAAATTGTCGAGTATTGTGTCTTGTTCGCTCATCCAACATCTCTGTTCCTTCATGATATGCGTCTAGAACTTCTTGGCTATACTCACCCCAAAAAAAAGAACCTATCCATGAATTTCTATTAGATTCCAATTGTTGCTCTAATTGTTGTCTTTCTTTTTTAATTGACTCTCGCTCTCTTTGAAGAGTTTGTCCATCAAAAACCATTGACATACCAAAATGCCAAATTATTAATAAGAGTACTAAAAATAATTGATTAAAACCGCCTTTTTGAGAATATTTACTATTAGCACCACCTTTTTGATTTAAAATATTTGATAATTCTTCTTTAAAAATTATATCAGGATTTTCACCAAAAAGAAATAATATTTCTAGTTCAGGAATTAAATTCGTTAAATCGTATGTTGGTGATTGACGTTTATTCAATTCTACTAAAAATTTTTTAAAACTAGCATTGCCAATTTTTACATTTAATAAATCTGCCATCTAATATATATATATTTAAATATTAAATATTAATTATTGAATATTGAATATTGAATATTCAATATTGCTAAATATTTTTATTTATAATTTTAAAATAAAAATCAACTAAATTTTTTAAACCATACTTAATTAAAAAAATTGAAATACTTTTTTACTTTTTAAAATAAAATAATATAAAGTTAAAATGAATAATTCAATTATAATGCCCACAGTAGAAGATATAAGACACTTTTTAAGTGCTGGAAAAGATAGAGCAACTAATAATGAGTCAAATCAAATTCGTGAAGATATCCTAGCAAACATCATTGAAGTTAGCGATGAATATCTAAATCACCCTGAGTTTGGAACTCTTTGGACATCTATTAGAGAGAAATTTATTACTACGCTAAATACTCTTTGTGTCGATGAACCATTTAAAAAAATTACTATCAAACAAAAAGGAGGTATGACTTTTAATTATGATTTTGTTGTAACATTTTTAGGTCAGCTGGATGAAGCTACAAATAAAAGAAGTATAGTCAAAGAAGTTAAACTCGAGTTTAAGCATAACAACTCAAATGTGTTAGATCTAGCGCAATTCTTAGAACTTTACGATAAGGACTGTAAAACAAAATTTGGAATTTGCGATGTATCATATACGGAATTTTATTATGATACATACTTGGACACGTATCTTCAATTGGAAGAAGGAATTATTGAGCCAAAACCATCAAAAGAAGACTATTTGAAGCATGTACATGATATTAAATATAAGCATCCATTTTTCAAAAATATGTATGACACAAGAAATTTAAAAACAAAAGAAAAAAGAAAATTAGCGGCAGATTCAATTTCAGCTTATTTACAACAATACTCAAGTATTTTTAGTTACGAAAAAATTCTAGCAAAAATCAAAGAGTCACAAATAGGAAAAGCATTTATGCTTTGGGATTGTGAAAACTTTCATGTTCAAGAATTATCCGTTGAAGACATTCAAATACTAGGAATAAAAGAAAATTCATTACGAGACTTATATTTTGACTTGGCATTAGCTAATTATGACAACAATTTGAGAGTTAGAATCAATTGGGGAAACAACGCATGTGTCGCAAATCCAAGATGGAAATTCACATTTATCAAAAAGTAGAAGTAAAATTTTGGTAATACCTTTTAAAAAGGTATTATAAATAGATAGGAAATATAGTTTCAAGTTCTGTTTTAGATAGTCCGTTATTGCCTAAAAATGTATTAATAAATAATTGTGTTTTATTATTTTCAAAACTAGTAATAATTTTATTAAATAGAAGAAGTAAATCTTCTTTTTCTATTTTTTTTGTACAGTATATTTCATTTAAATGATTTTCAATTAAATATGGTCCAAAATTTATTAACGCATAATTTAAATTATATTTTGAATTACCATTTCCTCTATTAACTACTAATATAGGATCATTTCTACCATCCTTTTTAATATATTGATGTTTTTCTTCATTTTTAAAAGATTTTAAATCAATTGTATGTTCTTTTGTTAAATTTGTATTATATACAAGAACAGTATCATTTTTGTCATTAGTTAATTCATCTTTATGTTGATTCCAAACAATATTACCAGTGCGTACTCTTAATCCTAGATGCGCTAATGTGGTAGAGCCTTCGAATAATTGTTTTAAAAATATAGAATCATTTGTAAACATAAAATTATTTCCAATTTTGATTGAATAATTACATTCAATTGAAAGAAACTTAGTATTTGATTCTTTTTTCAATATTATACCAAATGTAGATTGTTGTGTATCAATAAATTTATTATCCTTTTCAAAATCTATTATTTCTAAAATTTGACAAGTTTCTTTAATATAATTTCTAATTTTAGAATAATATGCTGAATTTAAAAAGCTCTTCGGTATAATAAATGCGATAATTCCATTAGAGGATATCATAGAAATTGAATGAATAATAAATAACCCAAAAATATTTGGTCTACCATATATATATGGCGTCATTTCTTGAGAAATCACGTAATCTTTTTCCAATACAAAATATGGTGGATTGCCTACAATTAGGTCATATTTTATTGTCGGATTAAATTTGATGTAATCTTGATGAATGAGTGATACTTTATTTTTAAAATGTAACTTGTCAATGCGTTCAAATATTTTATCATTAAATTCAATAGCATCAATATGAACTCCATTAAATATATTATCACAATAATTTACAATTTCACAAGTCCCGCAAGATGGTTCTAATATTGTTTGAATAATGTTTCCATTTTCAGATATAAAATTCATAATTGAATGAAATAATTTTTCAATAATAATTTTTGGAGTAATAAAAATACCGTGCTCTTTTTTTTCATTTTTGCTGAGATCACGCGTAATATCAATTGTAAATTGACTGTATTGTTGAATAAGTTTGCTCATTATTAATATTATATTAGTTTTATTTAAATTAATATAATATATTTCAATTTTAATTTTAATTTTTATGGTAAGATAATATAGTGATATATTATGAAACCAATAGAAATTAATATAATAAAAAATAATGCGAAAAACATATTAAAAATAACAGAAGATCCAGAAGAAACAAATAACCCAGATATATACCAAAAAATAAATGTATTTATTACAATAAAAAATCAAAATTTATATCAAAAAATAGTTGTTAGCATTAATATATTATTTGAATTTTTTCGAGTAATAACGTGTTCATTATTAATTTTATTTGTTCCTCAAAAATGTGGAGATCATGTATGTTCTATAAATGAAAAATTATATTTAACACCATCATTTTATTGTGCTTCTTTAATTTTTAATTTTATAACATTATTTATTTTTTGTGTTTTTTACTTTTTAGAAATAAGAAGAGAGAATATTTTAATAAAATATTTAGAAGTGAACCCAACCTTATCATATAACAAAGCTGATGTTGAAAAATTAATAGAATTATTACCATTAAAAAAAAAAAAAAAGATATTACAAGTACACAAATATTATCAAAAATACGCTAATATTATGATTTATACATATATAATTAATGTTATTTTTAGTGGTATTGTAATTAGCAAGTATAGTATTACAAATCAATCAATAAGTACATTTATAACATATATTTTATTTATAATAATAAAATTAAATAATGTGTATTCAATTGCTAATACTGAAGATTTTACATTTTATTCTGCTTATTTAATGACTAATATGCAATTTAATGATGTAGATAAACAATTTAAACAAAATCAATCTTATGATAATCAAACACGCGAAAACACTCAAGTAATGTATAATAATATGCGAGGCATTCTTTAAGCCACTTTGAAAATATATATATTAAGGTTCTTTAAGTTACTTTTCCAATATATATTCTAAGATTGCAAAAAAGTGTCTGGGAAAGTCAAAGGTCAAACCGATTTTGGACATTTATAAATGTCCATTTTTGAAAAGGGCCTTAAGACTTTTGGAA